TGCTTATATATCAAGTAGATTACTTATTGACCTAAAAAGTTTAATATCTACTACTGAAGAAGCTAAGTTTTTAGATAACACTATGACTTATGAACAATTACTAAAGGTACTTAAGCAAGGTAAGGGATATCTATTAGAGTTAAGGAAATTAGGTATGCAAGTAGTATCAGATGACTCTATAGATTACTTTGAACAACTACTATCCTTAGAACTCTAGGTACTCTCCCTCTCTTCTACGAATAAAGAATCAATATTAGCAGGTAACGTATCAATGTTAGATACTAATGTCTCATCTCCATTACTCATTACATTAAATTTATCTACTGATAACAAGTTCTGGTACTCAACTCCATTTAAGTATAATGTCTCTAACTCTTCTACTATGTTAGGAGATAAGATATCAAGTTCTACTACTTGATATTGAGAAGGTATAGGACTAAAAGAGAATACATAATCATCTAATGTCTCTACTATTTCATTTATATGTTCTAGTTGAAACATAGGAGAGAAGTTAGGTAAGCTGTTGGTTAATTGAAAACAAGGTATTGAAATAGTAGAAGGTGTTATGGTAGTAGTCGGTACAGTAGTATCACGAGTTATTATGAACATAAGTAAATAAGGAAAGGTCTTATATGAGATTAACACAAAGGGATATAAGTGAGGTAGATAGGTGGAAATTACCTCCACCCAAAAAATCTATTATAGTTACTATGATAGCTCAGTATAAAGGACGTAAGAAACCATTACCTTATATAGTAGAGGAAGAAGATGACTGATGAAAGTAAGATTGAGTGGTTAGTACATGATTACCTAACTGAATTCTACAAAGGGTCTACTTATACCCAATTAATAGCAAATAGTATGAGTAATGGAACTCATAATCCTAAAGAGTTAATAGAAAGAATAAAAATGATGCAGAAACACGTAGGTGCATTGTACGGAATTACTAATGCTATCTATTTTAGTGTATTAGAACAAATGGAGGGAAATAATGAATAGATATATAAACATTGATGATGAAGGTTATATCTATATAAGTAGATGTGATTATCTGTATAGAGATGGAGAGTGTAATAAAAAAGATGAGAGAAGAATGGGTGATGGTTGTATTATAGGAAGAATCAACCCAGAAGCCTACAAAGATATTAGAGATGCAAAAGAGATAGTTAATTGGATAGACACACAATTAGAAAAAGTTACAGGTGTTAGTGAGATAACTAATGAATCAGATACCTAAATATGTAACTACTTCAGATGGTAGAACCGCTAGAGTAATAGTTTCTTTTAAAGATGATTATGTTGACTACTATGCTTATACTAGATTAAAGAGTAATACTGAGAAGAGAGAAGTTGCTCATGAGTTAGTAGATATATTAGGGGAGAACATCTACTCAAATATATTGAACGAGGTTATAGATTTTTTAGAGAAGTTAGAAGCTAGAGAGAAGTATAAAACAAGGAATACTAGCAATGATAACTAGCGAACAGCAACTAGAAGAATTAAATAAAGAGTACCTTAAATATAAACAAGATTTAAAAGAGTTAAGGTCTTCAGTAGAAGAGTACAATATATCAGTAGATGCAAAATTAGCTAATATACAAAAGAAGCTAGATGACTCTTATAACAAAATTCTTAATCTACAAGAGAAGATTGCATTAGAACTCAAAGCTAGGAGGTTATGAAGTTAGACTTTCTATACTCAAAACTATATAAACAGGTAACTCCTCAACAAGCAGAGAAGATAAACGATGTTCATACTTTATTGTGGGAATTACTTAACTTCCATCCAGAAGCAAGAAGAGAAGTAGTTTCTTGTATAATATCCTTAAAAGCAAAGTACAACCAGTTAAAGAAATATGATTAACTATGATTACTCTTCTCTTGTTAATAGATCTAACAACCTTAAAAAGTTAAAAGCAGGAACTAGCAATTACTTAGAAGTAGCTAGTATAGCAGATGATTATGAAAGTTTAGTCCAAGAATTGTTAGTTATAGTAGAGAGACAACAGATAGATATCTCACAATTAGAACGTATAAATGCAGGAAAAAGAAGAAGGTACTATGACTAGAGAAGAACTAGAAGATTTAAAAGATAAGTGTGACACTCTATTTAACGAGATTATGTTTGACTATGCAGATATAGCTCTACCTAAACTTTACGAGATGTTGAGTAAGTTGTTAAAGGCTTGTGAGAGTAAACGATTAAAGGAAGGTAAGTAATAGATATGACCTATCTAGAAATTATAGGATTAATAAATCGTTTAGAAACTATAGAGAAAACTTTAGAGTATTGGAAAACTGACAGTTATACTCCTAGTATTGAAGCTACTCTTTATAATATCAAAAGATTAGAACAAGAAAAAGAAGATATTAAGTTTCAATTAGAGTTTCCTTATCTGTTATTTGAATTATTTACTAAAGCAGAAGATGTAGAAGAAGCTAGGGTTTATATATACAAAAGACAAAAGGATAACAAAATAGCTGTAGGTATAAGATATGACGAAATTTTTGATTACATTCGAGTAGATATAAACGAGGACAGTAAAGAGGATATGGAACGTGTAGCTAGTTTTATAATTGAGTGCAGAGAAAAAGAACTTCATGAAAAAGAGCAAAAGAAAATAGATATTAAACTAGCTCTTAATAAACTAACTGATAGAGAAAAGGAGTTACTCGGGTTAACTAATTAACCCATCCTATAAGAATTCTCAGTAAAAGTTAAAGTAAAACCCTCAGGAGTAAGAATAGGTCGAGTAGTAGGTTTACTAATTCCATCTACTGTCTTTACTCCACTCATCTGTCCTGTATATTGTAGAGGTAAATAGATAAGTCCTTTTCTGATTGTGTAACCTATATTATAGTTCTCAGTCTCAGGCCTTACATAATCTATTACTTCTACAAACTTCTTTTCTCTAATCGCATCTTTGGCTATTTTATCTAAACTCACCATGATATCTGTTAATGTATAGTCAAATTGAGCAGTAAACCCTTTTCTAATTAAAGAATACTTAACATAACTACCTGCTCCAGTTGGTGCTAATCTAGTAGCTTCCCCTTCAATAGTTACTTGATAAGCATTAGGTTCTAAGAACAAGCAGATATAAGATTTACCTCTAATAGTAAATAGAACTTCTTTACCTATATCAGTACCTTGCAATAAGTTCTTTTCGTTTAAGAAACATAACTTACGAGTAAAAGGAAAACATTTAGTTAAGTCATCTTCTCTACCATGTTGTCCTAATATAACTGGGTCATCTATATCTTGAAATACCGCCATAATTACTTCTGTCTCCTTTCTACTTGAGTAATTAAACCATATAAGTGTTTATTAATATCTAGACCTACGTTCTTATCTCCTCCTCCGGTTACATTAATAGGAGAAGTAATATTAACATTACCACCTTTTTGAATATGTTCTTCTATCTTATCTATTAACTGCTCAATAGACTTCTGTAACTTATCATTATCTTTCTGTTCTTCTTTGTATCTAATATCTGCTTCTTTCTTTTTAGCTATATTAGACTTATCTACTGATAGCTTAAAGTTAGTAATAGCTTCTCTGATAGTCCTTAGTGAGTCAGGTACAATCTCTCCTTTTTTAGGCTTAGGTGGTTTAACTACTTTTTTACCTTTGAGAGTAGTACCTGTAATAGAATTAGTAGCAGTAGTAATGCTTTTACCTATGTTCTTCACACTAACATCTATTAGCTTATTAAGGCTCTTACTATTAGTGTTATATGTTTTGATAAGCGACTGAGTATCTAATCCTAATTTCTTAGTAATAGACTTCTCTGCTTTATCTATCGACTTACTAAGATTACTAATAGAACTAACTACATTATCCTTACTACTATCTTTTTTAGTTTTGTCATCCTCTTTCTTATTACCTGAACTTGTAAATCCTCTACCTAATCCCCCAATACTAGGGATGTTAGTAGATGAGATATTGTTCTTAGGTTTAGTATCTATATCTTTAAGACTTATGTCTTTCATATCTATAGGCTTCCTCAACCTCATAGACTCAGTAGTCGTTATACCTTGAGCCTGCGAAAGAAATTCTTTGAGGATGTTCTCTACTTGTCTATTAGTAGTAGAAGTTAAGTTATTAGTACCTATACTTCTTTCATCTAGTTCCCTATACCTCTGTGCTTTACCTCTTATTTGACTATCATCTGTGGTATTAGTAGTAGTTTGAGCAACTGCCATTTCTGCTTGTAGTCTTTGATTTCTTTGATTGCGAGCATTAATGATTTCTTTATTCTTTTCTGATTGTTCCTCTATTTTAGATACTTCGATAGCTAGCTCCTTATTTGCTTTAGCTGTTAAAATACCTTGTTCTGCGGATTCTACTGCTAATCGAGCTGCTAATTTCTCTTCATCTGTAGCATCTTTTCTAGCATTAGTTCTAGCTTCTTCTGCTTTGGACATTGCAAGAGCTTGTTTAGCATTTATTTCTGCAATAGTTAATTCTACTTTCTGTCTTTCTCTTACAATTTTGTTCTTAGCTTTCTCTAAATTAAAACTTTCATTCTCCATTTTTTGTTGAACTTCTAAGAAAGTTAATCTATCTTGAGCTTGTTCTCTAGCTAACTTATCTTTAGTCAAATCTGACTTAGCCATTGACTGCTCAATACCATAAAGGGTATCAATAGAACTGAGAGTAGAATCCATCAATTCCTTTCTACTATTTAATAGAGAAATCTGAGTATCGTAAGCTTTAGTTAACAAGTCGCCAATAACTTTCTCTTTATTTGCATTAGCCTCTATTAGAGTTCCTTTCATCTTGAGTTGAGAGAGCTGTTTCTCATAACCTGCAATGATTAGACCTTGCTTAGCTTGTTCCACGTCTAAAGCACTATTCTTCTGAGCTAAATCTTGTTGCTGCCTGACTACTTTAAGTTGGTTACTACTAATTTCAGCTTGGTTGGATATTTGAGTATTGATAAGGTCTTCACTCCTACCTAAAACACCATATTGGTCATTAATAGAATCAAGTTGTAATTGTAAAGCTTCTATTGCTGCTGAATCTAACTTGTTTAATTTAGCTTTTCTTAGTTCTGCTTCTGTTTGTAATCTACTTCTATCAAGTTCTAGTTTGTTAAGATTAATTTGAATCTTTTCTCTTTCTAAAGCAGCTTCATTAATTAGAGCATTATTTTTAATAGAGTTAATTTCTAGTTCTTGACTTTCTAACAGAGCTTTCTGTTTCATCTCCGCTATTTGAACGTCAATTTTAGCTCTTTTCTCTACATCTCCAGTTGACCTTTTAGTTAACTCTAACAAACCAACTTGATAATCTGAAGTAGCTTTAATAACTGAGCTTCTAGAATCCTCAAGTTTAATCTGCTCTTGAAGTTCTTTACTAAGAGCATCACTAGAATTTAACTGTCTAGTAACAGATTGTTTTTGAGCTTCTATTGAGTTATTTTGAGCTTTAGTAATTCTGTCAATATCTCTAATAGCTTTATCTACTACTGATTTTTGATAATCTACTTGAAGCTGAGATAGATTTTTAAGTATCTCTAAGTATTCCTTACTTCCTTTTTGATATAGTTTTAGTTGTTTGACAAATGCTTCTTGTTGTAGTAGATTTACTTTTTGAGATGATGCAGTTAACTTATCCTCAAAAGCTTCTCTGTTAAGGTTTCCGCTGAGCAGTTTCTTTTCTAACTCAATATTTGTAATGTCAATTTTAACTTTCTTGAAATCTAGAGAGTTTTGAATTAAGTTCTTCTCTTTGTCTAAGGTTTGCTTTCTGAGATTATTTAGTTCTCTTTGCAAATTAGCTTCAAGGGCAAGTCTCTCTTTACTACCTTCTTTATAAAGAGCCATTTGCTTTTTAATAGATTCTACAGTAAGCTGTGTTTGTTTTATTTTACTTTCTTCTACTATCTTGAGTTCTTGTTCTGTTGCACCGTTAATTAAGCTAGCTTCTTTAAGAGCTACTTGCTTGTCTAATTTATTTCTTGCATCCTCAAGTTGAGATTCTAACTTTTCTTTTTTATTACCAAACTCAATCTTCTGTAGTTTAGTAATTTCTTGAGTTAGTTGAGCTTCTAAAGCTAATCTCTCTTTACTACCTAACTTGTAAGTTGCTAGTTGCTTCTGAATAGATTGAATTACAATTTGAGTTTCTTTTACTTTGATTTCACGAATCTTTTCTAAGTCTTTCTCGAAAGTTCCTCCAATAGTAGAACGCTCAAGTAAAGATGAGATTTTACTTATCTTAGTTTTCTCTAAAGAGATTTCTTCATCTATTAGTTCTCTTTTGTTAGCTACTCTTTGTTTATCTAGCTTGAGCAATTCTTCTCTTAACGCTCTTTCTAAATCTTTACGTTCTTTACTTCCTGCTTTAGTAAGGTTAATTTGTTGTTTGATTCCCTCAATAGTTATTTGGATTTCTTCTTCTTTAGATGCACGAACTTTCTTAGAATCTTCAGTGGAAGTTCCAAGTACCATCAATTTTTCTAGTTGAAGCTGACTGTCTTTAAAAGCTTTCTTCTTGTCATCTAGTTGAGTTTGAAGTCTCGATTTTTGATTCTCATAAACTTGTTTGTCTAACTGTAAAGTTGCTCTAGCTATTTCTTGTTCTAAAGCAATTCTTTCTTTGCTACCTGCTTGATACAACTTACTTCTTTCAGTAAGGCTTTCAATAGTAGAACTAATTTCTTCTTCTTTTAACTTTCTGCTAGCCTCAATATCTTCATCAGTAGAACCTCTTATAGATTTCTTTTCTAGTTCAATTTGTTTAGATTCTAGTAGTTTCTTTCTATCTTCTAAAGACTGTTCTAGTCTATCTCTACCTTGTTTATTTTCTGTTTCGCTTAAAGATATTTGAGCTTCAGATAGTTGTTTCTGAATTTCTAAAAACTTTTCACTTCCTTCTTTTTCTAAACTAAGTCTAGCTTCTAACGACTTAATATTAAGAGCAATTTTATCAGTTTCTAGTTTTCTAACTGATTCAATTTCTTCTTTAGTTGTCCCATCAATAGCGTCCTTCCTAGATTCAAGCTCTCTCTTACCTAAATCGTTAGTTTGTAGTTTGAATTGTTCTTCTATCCTTCTTCTATTAATTTCTAGAATATTTAAGTTAAAGTCTTTTTCATCGCTTTCCATAGATTTGCGAATAGCTTTGATAGCTTTAGCATTTTTAACCTCATCTTTTAATAGTTCAGTCAACATTTTCTGTTTTTCTGCTAACTGAGTTTCATAGAGAGTTTTAGAGTCTTTTAGTTCTTCATCAATATATTGCCGTTTAGTAATATTCCCCAACTCTAAGTCTTTCTTTAAATTGTCAAATCTTTCTTTGCTTTGAGCTTTAGCTATTTCTACAGGATTGTTAGATTTTTGACTAGAAAGATTAAGTTCTAAAGACTCCAACTCCGCTTTAGCTTTTATTACTTGAGGAGCTGATTCTTTATACAAAGTAAGCAGTCTAGCTAACTCTACTTTTTTGCTATTAATATTTTCTTCAGTAGTTTGGATATTGAGTTTGTTGATTTGTTCTATATAATCAGTTTCTAGTAAAAATCCGTATTTCTTCTGTTGTTCAAGAGCAGAAGTTTCCATTCCGATATAGCTAATTCGTTGTTCAGAAGCAGCTTTTTCATAACCTATAAGAGTCTCCGTTAAATCTTTATAAGCAGCCGGAGTAACTCTACCTTTCATTTGGTTGTAGACGTTCTCAAACTTCTTAGCTATTTCTTCACTTGTAGCTTCACCGCTTTCTGCAACAGCATTTAAAGACTCAACGTACATCCCTAAATTTTCTTCAAATTTGTTGAAATCTATGGAATCTGCTGTAAGAGCTTTCTCCGTTTCTACTCCTATTTCTTTAAGAGCTGTTAAAATTTCATCTCTGCTTTTACCTGTAATTGCCGTTTTTAATTTTTCTAATTGTTCAGTTTTAATTTCACTTTCTACTTGACCTAGTTCTTTTAACCCTTCAGTAAGGTCTAGTGTTCCATCTAAGGCTTGTTTAGTAAACTTTTCAGTAGAAGACGTAACGTAGGTATTAAGACCTTTAGAAGACGAATCTAAAGCGTTTAGGAAAGACTGTAAATCTGTTTCTGCTAACCTCAAAGATTTTTTAAGAGAAGTAGAAAACTGAGTAGCACCAACATCATCTTTGGTAGTAGATAGGAATTGTCTTTTCTTTTCTTGATACTTATCTGATAAAACACTAAAGTCAGCTAAATCTTTTTCTAAGTCTTTTAAGTTTATTAATTTGATTTGACCTTCAGATTCTTCATAGCTCTTACGCATTTTATTAGCAAGAACAGATAAGTCTTTAGGTATTTCTACTCCTGCCTCAGTTAAAGCATCTCTAGTTTCTTTAAGACCTAAGACTTGTTCTAATGTATATTTCTTACCATCTATTTCTTTGCCTTGAAGAACTGTTTCGATAGATTTAAGGACTGTATCTGGAAGTTTAGATAGAACTTTACCATCTTGGTCTACTTTATATATCTCTCCACCAAGACCTTTTAAAGTAGCTTTTACACTCAAACTACCATCTTTAAGATCAGATAGAAATTGTTTAGATTTAGTAGCAGAATCTTTAATAGAACTAGAATAAATATCTAGTCCTTCTGAGATATTAGTGTTGAGAGCAGTTTGAGAAGAATTAACCTGGTTTTGTAAGGTCTTTATTTCTTCTAAGGAGACTTGTGTGTTGCTAAACTTATTTTCCCTATCCAGTAGAAGATTACGAGCTTCATAATACTTAAGTTGGTCTTCAAATTGTTTCTTACTTACTTCTATTACTTTCTCTCTTCTAGAGATTTCAGACTCTAATAGAGCAATTTGTTGTTTATCTCTCTCGTTTAGCTTATCTCCTTTACTTTTTAGTTCTTCTAACTCTTTCTTTTGGATGTCGGTCATTGACTGGAACGATTCGATTCTAGTGGTATTAGCAGCTTTTTCTCGCTCTAAATCCTCACCAGTCAAAATCATTCGGGCTTTAATCTTTTGGTTAGAAGTCTCTGTTAATAGATTTCCATTAGCTAGTTCTTCATTTTGTCCTCTAAGAGCAGTTTCGTAAGTCTGAATAAAATCAGATATCTGAGACATCTTAGCTGAACGTTTAATAAATTCTGCATCTGAAAAGCTTGTCCAAATTGCAGATATTCTTTCTCCTATATTTGCAAATAATGGATCTAAAAGTTTAAGTCCAGTAGCAGTTTTAATAAAATCTACTAATCCTCCAACAGCACCTTTAATACTATTTCCAATATCGTCAAATACTGAAGAATCTACTTCATTCATTAACTTTTTAGAAGCTTCAACTCTGTCACTAAACTTATTAAGTCCTTGAACACTATTATCAAAAGATATATTTGCTCTATCAAATTTAGTAGCTGATTCCTCTAAAGTTACGTTAAATTCTTTATATGTTTTATCTAACTTAGCTGATTCTTGACCTACTTGAAGTAATTTAGCTCCTAGTCCTATAACAGCTCCAATTAATAGACCAATACCAGTAGATATAAAAGCAGCTTTAACAGTTTCGCCCATTACCGCAGCAGAAGCACCAATAGTAGCAAAACTAGCTTTAGCAGACTCAGCCATTCCCGTGAAACTTCTACTAGCAGTTGCTCCTACTTGACTCATATTAGCTTTTAAGTCAATCATCTTATTACTAAGAATATCTTGAACATTAGTAAAAGATTGAGCAGGAGTAGTTATTGCTTTAAAAGATTTAGTAAGTCCTTCATTAGTTGATATCAAAGCTCTATTAAAAGTATTATTTTTAAGAGCGACTGAACCTGAACGAGTTCTCATTTCAATAAGAGTTCCTTCAGCTAGTCCTTGTTCTCTAGTTAACTGGATAGATTTCCTCTTACTTTCAAACTCTGCCTTATTATAAGTTTGTTGAGCAGCTTGTTGGGTAGTTCTAGCTTTTTGAACAGTAGACAGTTGTGCAGCTTCTTGGTCTTGAAGGGTTACTACTTTCTTTAACTGTTGTTGATATTCCGTACTTTCTTTATTTCGTATCTTATCAAGAGTAGTTTGTTCTTTTCTTAAAGCATTTTGAATAGTATAAAGTCTCTGCTGCTGACCTTCAAAAGCAATATTAACCCTATCTAAAGTGTTCTTCTTAGTATTTAAGTCTTGTTGAAGAACTGCTAATTCAGTAGTAGTTTTAGTAACCCTATTTAGTTTTTCAGTTTGGTCAGCTCTAACTTTATTGAGTTTTTCTGTTTCCTTGTCTACTAAATTGTTAGCTTCTTGAAGTTTTTGTCTTTGAGTTAAAAGAACTAATTCTTCTTGAGTAATTCTAGCTGAAAGGTTGTTTCGAGTATTGATAAGAGTAGTTTTTTGATCATCTGTTAAAGGGGTTCTATCCTTATTTTTTTCTCTATCAATTAGTTGTTTTTCTCTAGCCGTAATATTTGCTAAAGCTTGATTGTCTCTTTCAGATTTATTAGCTTTATTGTTAACTATTTCTCTTTGTTTTTGTAGAGAATTTAATTGGTCGAGAGTAGTTTTATTGTAAGTATCTTGAAGTCTTAACTTTTCAGTATTTAAATCTTTAAGCTGTTTACGTTCTTCTTTACCTATATTGCCTTGTCGAATTAAAGACTCTTGAGCAGCAATTTCTTGAAGTCTCCCTGACCTTTTAATATTTTCTTCATTATCTACTAAAGAGTTCTCAATATCTTGTCTGAGAGTTTTAAGATTAGTTAGTGTTTTTGATGTGGAGCCTACTTCAGTTCTTTGAGTATCTCTATTATCAGTACGTTTCTTAAGAGATTCTTCTACCTTACTTACATTTTGCTGACCTTTGATAATAGATTGGTCACGAGCAACTATTGAGTCTATCTCTTGCTTAATAACTCCTATATTGTTCAATCTATCCGTAGAAGACTTACCGATTGAACCAGCAAGTTCTTTTTCTAAAGTAGTAGAATTCTTGATTGCTTGATTAATTCTATTTTGACTAAGAAGCTTTTGTTGGTCTAATCCTAGAACTTGTTTACCAATAGCTAACAAACCTTGATTGGATTGATAAAGTTCTTTAATTACTGAACTTTCCTTTCTTAAATCTTTAAAGCCGTTAGTAAGTCCACCAAGAACTAATCCCCAAGCTCTAAAAGAGATAATAGTGCCAGTAATACCAAGAATCATCTTAGCTAACGCACCTAAAGTCCCAGTTATTTTACCTAAACCGTCGTAGAAACTAACCATTCTCTCAGCTATTTCTACTAGCGGTTCTTTAAATCTAACTAGAACTTCTTTGTACCATTCAACAGATTTAACACCTTCCTCCGTTCTTTGTTGAAAAGCTTTACCGAACGAAATCATTATTTCATCATAAGCATTAGTGATTTGTTCCATTTTTGCTTGAGATGAAGACGTTGCAGAATCAAACGCTTCAGTTAAATTCTCAGAAGTTACAGCACTAATATCCTCAATAGATTTCTTAGCAAGATTACCGTTTTGAGCTAACACCTTCATTGCAAAGTTGAAAGCATTAGTCTCGTTATAAACTTCTTTAATTTTCTCTGTGTTATAACCAACTGCTTCTGCAAAATCTACAATACCCTGAACTACTCCCTTTCTACCAAAGTATTCCTGATTAAGAGTAATTGCTTTACCTTGAGCATCTACTAACCCTTCCAAAGCTTTCATTGCTTCAGGAGTTTTACCAATAGTATTACGAGCAAAAGCTTGCATTTCAGTAGAAATATCAGTTACTTTGCCACCTAATTTAGTAAAAGCAACTACTAAACCTTGAGTCTCGTTAACTAAATCTTTAGTACCAATACCTGCGTTTTTAAGAGATGAGTACATATCACTGATATACTCAGTCATATCTCCTACAGTTGTTAGACCTAGTTGTTCAGTAGCTAACCATTTAGCAGTAACTTCTTCTAATTCTGCAATATCTTTAGTTTCTAGAATCCCCGCTCCTTTACCAATAGCTCCACCAATCTGGAATAAGTCACTTCCCGGAGCAGCTTTATTAGCTTTAATTGCCAAGTTAACTACATCTTGATTTTGTTGAAATTCAGTAAATCCAGCGCTAGCAGCTTGATAGGCAGCATTAAGAGCCGTAAGAGAACCTACACTATTCTTTAAATTCTTCTCTAAACCATTTTGTAAAGCCTCTCCGTATTCAGATAGTCTTTCTTGAGATAATCCAAATACAATATTAACTTCATTGAGTTTTTGTTCAAATTGGTTAAATGCAGCAGTAGATCTAGCAGAAAAAGCTTCTATTGCTTGAGTATTTCCAGTTAAGACAGCAGTAATTTCTCCTAAAGAATTCATTAAAGGAGTTCCATCAAAACCAGAAGCAGCCATAGCGTTGATACCTGTGCTAGTCATAGTTACTGCATTTAGTATTTCAGTAACTCCAGTTCCAACAGTTTTAACGATACCTGTCCCAATAGAAGCTATATTTAATGCGTTTAACGCTCCTCCAAGTAAAGAAGTAGTTTTAACTAGCTTACCCATCGAAGCATTCCAGTCAGTAGTAGCAACAGTAGCTTTACCGTAATCTTTAACTAAACTATCTACTATATTTCTCTTGTTTTGAAACTGCTTAGTAATATCTTTTAGATTTTTAGTACCGTCTCTCAAACCCGCATTAAAAAATTTAAGAGATTTCTCGTTAAGCTCTTTAAATGATTTTTGAGTTTTTTCTAAAAATTGAGTAAACTTATCGTCTCCCTCAACGTTAAACTTAATATTGCTTGCAGTATCCATTTATTTATTATTTATCCCGGAGTGATTTCAAAGTTTAGAAGATTGCTAGCTAAAACTACTTGTTCGCCAATAGCAATACCTCCTTGAAGTCCTTTCTCTTCTTTGAGTTCGTTGTATTTTTGAAACGCTAGTTCTTTATCTCTTTCTTCTTGTGGTCTATGATGTTCGAGAGTCTGACCAATTAGTAGATTAATAGATTCTTTATCTAATTTTTCCCAAATATCTTTTATTGGGTTAATTGGATATTCTTTATAAACTTCCAGTAGTAGAGCTAAATCATCTATTGAAGCATCTCCACTACTAGGAAAAGGTGCTATTAACTTTTTGTCTTTTCCTTCTCCTGAGTTTCTATCACTTCTTCGTGTCTCTTCTGCCACTCCCCCACTTCTTCAGTAAAGTAAAGTTCAAAGTTTAGTTTATGTAATTCAGAGACTAAAGAAGGTTTCCAGCGAATCTCATTATCAATACCTCGTTCAATATTTCCTTCGTCAGTAATACTTTGAGTAATAAAGATTCTACTAATTTGCTCAATGTCATCCGCTAATTCTTCTAAGTCAAATCCTTTTTCTTTTTTACCTACAATGCTAAGATTACTAGCAAAAGTTTTTAGTGTTTCCCAAGCATCATTACTTCTAACAATCTCACCTATCTTAATATCTGCTTCTAAAAAATGATATAAGGCTTCTTTTTGTAAAGTAACTAATGTATCTAAATCACTTCTAGTAGACCGCTGTACAATGTAAGTCTTGTCTACTTTATATTCGTCTGTGTTTGGATCGTAACTTTTGATTTGAATTTTAAAGTTTTTCATTGAGGTCTAAGTATGTTGTTGATTAATTCTTCGTCTACTAATATAGCATTATTACTTCTCTATGCTATAAGTTTGAGATTTATGACTTTTTTTTACTTTCGAGAATGGTGGATAAATTTAGTAGATTATTTCATGAGTAAAGTGAAAGCATCTACTAAAAAATCTAAAAAGACTGACAGCGGTTTAATAGTAGTAACGTTAGATAATCCTCAAAATCCGTTTTGGAAGGGAGTCTATTTAGTATTTAAGAAGTTAATCGCTTGTCCTTTCTGTCAAGGATGTTGGGCAGGATATTTAGTTTATCTACTATTAGTCATTGACGTTAATAATTTAACTTTAAATATACAACAAGTAATAGAATTTGCTTTCTTTAGTTGGAGTTGCGGAATAGTTTCTAGACTTACTACTTCAAAAATAGATAGTTTATAGGAGATTAATCAGGTGCATCCAGAAAATCCAGACGGTTTACTAACTCCAGAAGATAAAGAGAATATCAAAAGAGTTCAAGAACAAATACTAGAAGATAGAAGAAACGGAACCAATAAAGTTAGTGAAAGTATTAATCAAGATGTTAAACAACTTCAAGATAAATTAGACCAGAAAAGAAATAAACTACTATGAGTTTTAAGATTGGAGATAAAGTATTAATAGCAAATTTAGATACTGAGTATGCAACTATGATAGAAGAAAAAATATGTTCTCTTACACAAAAGCCTATCTGGTGGGTAGAAGTTAAGTTATTAAATAGAAAACAGCTTATTTATGGAGCCTTTTTTAAGGACACGTTAAATAACGTAGGTAATTGAGATTTTTGGTTAGAATCTTGTAATTAAGCATAAAAATAGAGGTCTACTTACTACTAGGTATGACCTCTAACACCTACAACTACTTAGCTTTTTAACAAGAAACTCTATCACCAGTTTTGATTAGAGTATAGGATTGACATCCCCCACTAGGATAAATTTCAAGAGTTAAATCAAATCCTTCAGCAGAAAAATCAATAGTACCTCCAGCAGTAGAAGGTTTAGAATTAGGCGCATAGAAAATCCAGACATATCCTTCAGTATCTACTGCACTTGCTACAATTCTATGCTGACCAATCAGTTGCGCTCCAATACCTACCCCTGTAACTGAATAAGGGATTAGCATTGAAACTGTTTCTTTAGCAGCTACTAAAGCAGCAGAGAAGGTAATAGCTCCACCTGCACCAATAGTAAAGTCTACTCCTTCTTGTAAAGCCTGAGACATCCCGTTAGCTTTTTTAATAGAAGCAATAGCATCTGCTCCAGCAATAATAGCGTGACCTAAATTAGGAGCTTGAGAAGCCGGAAATGTACCACCTTCTGACAAATTAAAACTTATTGGGATATATAGTTCTTTTGTCTGGTTTTCAAAATAATTTCCGATCCTAAATTGGAGTAATTCTGGTTGAACGTGTTGATAAGAAAGAGTTACAGTGGGGCTTTCTCCTCTAACGTAAGAAGATGTTTTTACTGTTTTACCCAGTCTATCTTTACCCATAATGACTCGTTCATCTTTACCTAAATCTACTACCATATTGGCAGGAGTAGGTAAGTGATAAATAAGTCCGTCAGATACTCGTTGCAATTTAACTTCAGTAATAGCAACAATAGTAGATTCTTTCTTTGCTTGTGTCATATATTTTTATTTTATTTCTTTATTTGTTAAGCATTTTTTCTAGCATCGCCAACAGCAGTTAGAAAAGTATCTAAATCCATAGTTACTCCACGAACTACTTCTCCTGTGACACTAGCTTGAGCATCTGTAGGATTATCTGGAGCAGTACCAGCAAAAGTTAATTCTTGTAAATCTAGTCGAACTGTTGTCCCAGCAATTACCGGAATGATTTTGACTCGCTTCAATACTTTAGTAGCTGTACTCGCATCGTCTTTAGTAACCGTATATTTAAGGTCAACTACATAATTTTTATTAGTAGTATCTTCTACTAGAGTTGCTGTAACTGGAACAGTCTCATCTAGTGTAGTTACTAATTTCGGTCTTGGAAAAGTTAGATTTATTGCCATATTATTAATCTGTGATTGTTATATCTGCTCTTATAAAAGAGTAAATGTTTTGTCCGTTTTCATTCATTCCAGCTCTATACTGAACACTTAATCCTGAATCTATTTTTACTTTACAGCTAGGACTTAATAGATGCTTCTGTAATTGAAAGCTGACCCAATTAAGTAAAGGCATCAACTTTTCTTGGTCAGGAACTACTAAAGCATATTGAATAGAAATATTAGAGTTTCTAAGACATTTACCTTGTTTCCAACTATCAGTAGTTCTATAAACCTTTAGTAATGGAAAAGTAGTATTAGGAGCATTGTAAGTGTCATAGATAGCGTAATGTCTAATAGCTACACTTCCCATAGTTTGTCTTAACTGAGGATGAGCATCTAAATAACTTGAATATTCTTTATTTATGTATTCAAATAGATACTCTGCTAAATACGAAACTGCTTCATCTCTATAAGGTTTAATTTCTAAGTTAGCTGAAAACTTTTGAGTAGAACCTAAGTTAATCTTGTTCTGTAAATTCTCTAATGCTCTAGGAGGTAAATTGTTGTACATTACTCCTTCAACTCCTTAACATTAGATTTAGTTCTTATTCTAGTTTCCCCAGTTAAGACAAACTCATTAATTACATCTACTATTTTTTTCTCTAATGCTTCATGGATAAATAAGAAAGGTCTAGGAGCCAATTTACCTTTACTTCTAAACACATCTGTCATTCTCTCATCTTGAAGTAGATTAAGAGGTATTGTATTCCCTATTTCAGGAGGTTGATGGTCTTTGGCATAACCTACTTTAGTACCAAACTGAAAACCTTCACGAGTAATAGAAAAGACAGAATCGTCATTACCCATCATCAAAGAGTTGAGTAACTTACCAGTATCTTTTAGTAGAGGTTTACCCATTCTTTCCGGATGAGTAGCCAACCAATTAGGAGTCATAGCAGACCAGTAGACATTACCGTGAGCTAGTCCACCTCTATTAGTTAAAGGAGCAGTAGCAAATCTCAACTTAACATCTTCTACTAAAACTTCTTTAATACCTGCTTCTAATTGAGTAATATCCTTTTTCCTCTTCAAAGCATTCTCAAACTTTTTGCTCAATCCTTCTAATCCACTAAAATCTGCTGATAAAGTTACCATATTAACCCCATTTACTATCAACTAAAGTAGTCATAAGATTAAAACTCCCAGCCTCAACAGGAGGATATCTACCGTCTAAGCTATCTATTACTCGCACTTCATAATACAGTTTAGTAGGTCTTTGATTAGTGATTAAGTAGAAGTCAGATTCTTTTAACTGAATTTGAGCTTTATACTCTCTAATAGTTGAATCAGGAAGTGTCTTAACCTGAATAAACTTAATTCCACCTTTATTAGTAGATGAGTATATAACTGCTGTGTTATCAGGGTCAGAAATATTTCTCTTAACTATAAACTCTATATCTGTACCTTCTTTAGTCAATCTATCCCCATAAATAAGAATGTTGATAGCATGAACTGAGTTGCGAGTTAAATTATATCCATTGAGGGTAACATCTACTCCTTTGATAATTACATAAGTCTGACCAGTAGGAGCTTCAGTTAATATGTCTCTTTCTACTTTACTAATAGTAAAACTAGATTTATCTGTTTCTAGAGTAGCTGTTAATGCTCTTGTGATTTTAGGAGAGATAGTAATAGAACTAGAATCCGATGATAGAACTCCTTTAGTTGCTCTCCAAGCTGTCAAAAAAATATTAGTTCTAGCTGGTTGAACGTTAATAGTAGCAGAAGTTGCAACACCTCTTTTACCATCAATAGTTGCTTTACTCTTATCAGTGAAGATATTAGTTATATTACTTACCCATCTTGTCATTCCAGCAATTGCTTTACTCTTATCCGTAAAGATATTAGCAGTTAAACCTCTAATGTAACTAACCTTATCAATAGTCATGTTACTTTTATCAGTTTCTATAGTTGCTTCTAACGACCTAACATAAGAAACTTTATCTATAGTTGCTGAAGAGTTATCAGTAGTGATAGTGGCTTGAAGTGCATATTTAGTCATCTACTTACTCCCAAACAGAGATAGCTCCAACTGGAATTCTTAAAATATCCAAAGAGTTAATTACTTTAGTTTCGTTATCTCCAAAAACACCACAATACAATAAAGTAGTATTCCCAGTAGCAGTTCTATGTAATGCAAAAGATTTGATACTTTCCCAATCTGCATTTTGAGCAGCAGGAAATACTAATTGCATTAAGTTCTTTACATTGCGACCTGTTACTTGCCAATTAGCAGAATTACAAGGAATCGGAATTCGAGTATAACCAGGTGATTTAGAAACAGTTAGTTCACCAATATCTCCTGTCATAGTAGGAGCCATAGTACCTAGAGCTAGATAAATCTCACTAGGAGTTTCAAAAGTTTCGTTCCTCAGCAGCTTCAGTTGAGCGTTGGCTAAATAATCACTCTTAGTAAAAGTAGGTTTAACTTCTTGAATAATGATTTTACCAGGAGGGAAATAGTGACCATCTCCAATATTAAGACTTTTACCTAAATCAATATGACCAAAGTAGATAGGTACCGTATCAGAAGTTTCATCAAAAATACCAATAGCAACTACTGTTGGAAACTGAGTAATAGAATCTGGAAAGAATACAGGTTGTTGATTAGTACAAACTCTATTAACTGGTTCAGTCCAATAACTAACACCAGTAGGATATGGAACTTTTGTATAACCAGTTGACGAGGCAGGTTCGGTAAAATTACTCCCATCAATAGTTGGAAGTGTAGTAGATAAACCAATAAAAAGATTGTTATTGAGAGGAGCTTTTACTAATTCACCTTTAAAAAAATTTAGTAAGTTAGCTGCTTGTAATGGACTTTTATTATCTGCCATGATTGTTTTATTTTTCGACTTTACTTTTATACTAATTGAGTTGTGAAACTTATAAAGAAATTATTCAGTTTGGGAATGATGAAGGAAGTTAATTATTAGTTCCTCTACTTAGACTCCTGTTCTCCACCTGTTATATAACTTCTCCCAACCAGCAGACATTAACTGTTTAAAATAGATAGGCTCACCAGTTAAGATAAAATCTAGCTCATCTTGCCAGATAGGATAATAAGTGAAACTGTTATTACTTGTATAGTTATTGTCTATATCTACTAATGAGATTGAATATTGGAAGTGGAAGAGTCCTTCATGATGTTCTTCGTATCTATTAATCCATATAGTATGAGGAATAAGTAATAGATGTTCTTTAATTACTTTACTAGCTAAACTATATATCTCCGTTGTAATTGACCCCGCTACATGGTCATCAAAATCGCTGCATATAACCACTTCATATTCTTGAGGATTAAGATACCTACGTTTAACCTTAATGGCTTTACTTGTCTCATCAAAGTCATATAAAGGGGAATAAATCTGTAATCTACAGTTATTGTTCTGAGTACCTGTGCTTGTGTCTGACTGCCAGTTAAGTACCTTATCTACTTTAAGTGCATTTCTCATTGGTTATATTGTTCCATAATGTTAATAATTTATTTTCTAAACAAGGCTGATAGATGTTAGTACCTTGCTTTAAGTTGCATGACTTACACGAGTAAAGGAGGTTAAGGTCATTAGTAACTAAAGTAATAGAGTTATGTACCTTAAGTAGTTTTATAGGGATGATGTGAAATAGATGTCCTTCTCCTAGTGATAAAGGTAATCTACATATTGGACATAGATACAATGACTTTCTAATAAGACTTCTACTAATCTCCCAAGCTTCTCTACTTCTTTTCCAAGTATTAAACTTAGAACGAAACTTACATTTACTCTTAGGCATAGTTAAGAAGTAGGTAGTAAGTAGTTTTTCTTTCTCTTCAATCCTCTCAGTCCACCAATTCCTGCACCTACAGCAGCTCCTTTTTTAGTAGCTCCGAATGCACTTCTAGCTCCTTGACCAACTGCTCCTCCTAAAGCACCTTTCCAACCACCTTTTAATCCTTTGAGTCCTCCTCTAACAGCTCCAGTTAATCCACCTCCAGCAGCAGAAAGAGTTCCAATAGTTTTAGCATCATTAGTCACTTTACCTGCAAAAGAAGTAGGAGCATATCTTTTAGCTCTTGTAAGTAGAGAGTTGTAACCGTTCTTTCTAACAAAACTATCAGTAGCACCTCTAAGTCCCCCCATTACTGCACCGGGAATTCCACCTGCATTATAACCAGCAGCTACACCAACTCCAGCTCCAATACCTGCACTTTTTAATCGAGAAGGTTTTTTAGGTTTACCAAATAGATAATTTGAGCTAGTAGAGCCTATAAAATTTATCTTTCTCATTTCTTATCTTTTAGCCTCTGTAATAGACTTTTCTTTTTATTAGGTTGAACTAAACCTCTTGTAGTACCTACACTAGAACCAGCTAATCCACCTGCTAATGCACCTTTAGCTCCCCAAACTAAGCCTTTACCAATTCCTTTAATAGCTCGGTCTTTGAGCTTACCTTTAGTTTTTAGAACTGTATTTATAAGTCCTAGACTAGCTGTTGCTCCACCTACATTTCTAGCTCCACTTTTTGCATCGTTAGCAACTTTACCTAATCTAGACCTTGAACCAGACTTTTTAAATCTAGTCTTTTCTTTATCAATATCTTTGTCTATTCCTATTCCAATACCAGCAAGATTACCTGCTCCAGATAAAGCACCTAAAGCTCCATATTTACTAGCTCCTATAGTTGCTCCAGTAGCAATAGAAGAAGCTAAACCAATTCTACTTTTTCTTTTAGTCTTGTCCTTACCTCTACCAAAGTTAATATTAGTAGAATTAACAAATATTATTTCTCTCATTTCTTTATTTTATCTCTTATAAATGATTTAACATTTGACCATTTACCAGATTTATTCTTTCTAGTATGTCCTTTGACTTTGCCGTTAAAACTGTTGTAAGTATCTTTTGCACTTATAGAGGTTAGTCCGGTGCCAACAGTAAGAATAGCCACTCCTGCTAAAGCTCTTTTTGGGTTAGCTTTTACTAATTTAGATATACCTTTTAACCTATCCCCATTACCTTCTCTTTTTAAAGCCTCTAGAGTTGCAGTTGTTCTATTTCCATGTACACGAACTTTATTAGATGTTTTAAGAGCTATATCACTAGGGTCAGAAATAAAATTCTTATTAAAATAATTATCACTTCCCCCAAGATACAAAGTCTTACCTTTAACTCCCGTTAACCCTTTTAATAGATTACGTGCAATTTTACCAACATCTTTAGTGTTTATATCTTCACCTGGAAGCCCTCGATACATAGCTCTCTGACGTTTTCTATGAATAAGGTCTTTTAGTAGAGTAGTTTTTCCAATATCATCTTTATGTCTCCCTGTAAGATGTACATAGTTTTTAGATTGATTAATGTAATGTTTATCATTTAGAGCTTTACTTGCTCCTGTACCTCCATAATTTGGGTCTAAAATACCACCGTTTTTAAGAATTTCTTTAGCATTTTTTTTACTTGTACTATGTGACTCTAACCTAACACCTAGTAATCTCGGAACACCTGAGCGAATAGTTTGCTGACCTAAATAAGCTGTAGCTGCTAGATTAGCGATACCATTTTTTATATCTCTTTTCTTAGTGGATTTAGTAAAGTTAATAGTTTCTTGCTGTCCCATAAAAATAATCTTTCTCATAGCATCATTTTTTAAATCTATCAAATAAAGACTTCTTTTTTCTTGGGGTTACTAAAGACCGAACTACTCCAACACCAAGGCCTGTTTTAGCACCTTGAATTGCTCCACCTGCACTCCCCGCAAGAGTACCTATCCCTGCACCTAAAACAGCACCTGCTATTTTAGATTTTAGGCTACCAGGTTGTTTCATCCCTGCTCTAACACCTACACTTCCTAAATAAGCTGCTCCTAAACCCGCCCCAATCTTAGCTCCTTTTTTAGTATCGTGACCAACCATCCCCAATCTACTTCTTTGTTTCTGCTTTTTAGGAGGAAGACTCAAAGCAAATTCAGCAAGTTTAGTAGAATTAGAAAACTTACCTTTCTTTTTCTTAGTTTTATTTTCTTGAAGAAATCCTCTACCAGCACCTACTAAAGCTCCGTTACCTGCTCCAGAAACAGCACCACTAACTCCACCTCCAAGAATACCTAAACCTGCTCCCATAAGAGTATTTTTGAGTTTCTGTTTAGCTTCTGCTTTCTTATCTCTTCCTAATCCTAAAAATCCTTTCTTTTTAACAGTTGGTAATCTAGAGCCTAAAGCTGCTCCAGCCAATCCAGCAGTAATAGCACTACCTATACCTACTGATTTAGCTCCTAATTTAGCATCGTGACCAATCTTACCTAAATGACTTCTTGGGCCTTGTTTTTCATATCTATCTTTTTCTTTATTAATTCCACGAGCTATTAATCCCCCAGCGATAGTTCCAACTGGGCCTCCTGCTACAGTACCTAAACCAGCTCCAGCAGCAACAGAAACTCTACTTTTTCTTTTAGTCTTATCTTTACCTCTCCCGAAATTAGTAAATTGATTTTGATTAGCAAACGTAATGTCGTACAACATAGTTTTTGTTTTTCTATTAATTAATAAGTTCCCCAAGAGATTTCAACACCTCTATATTTTCTATCTTCCCCAAAATCCAAACCTAAATTATTTTTATTCCGTTTATAATCTCCAATAACAGTAAAGTTTTGAGTAGCAGAAGTTCTTTTATATCCTAACTCTAGAGTATTAGGGAGAATTAATCTAGAAGCATTTTGCATTGCATTATCTTCTGGAGCAGATACACCTGGAATGTAGATATTAGTACCAATAAAGTAACTCTTAAGTAACTCTTTAGCTTTTTGATATATAGTAGAACCTAAACCTCCATCACCTCCTAATGAAGCTATCATCCCTTGGTCATATAAGGACATCATCAAATCGTTAATAACAAATCCGACTACTATAGGCTCTATTAGAGGGATATCTAAAAGATGTATTGGTAGAACATACAGCATTCTAAAATAAGTATCTATAAGAGCTTCATTTGCTTCTATTAGTTCATGTACTAACTCTACATCTAGATTAGAAGATATAACAGATACATTATCTGAGGGTATTAGTGACTCAGTAAATATATTAGCTCGTCTACCCAACCTTCTTTGAATCTTTTCTACTGTGCAGTATTTATACATTAAATTAATCCTTTCTTCTTTTTCCAGAAGTCAAATTTAGTAGCAGCTCTCATATTCTTTTGTAGATTGATTCCTGTATTAGCTATTCCTCTAGCTTGTTGAACCGTTGGTAAAATTGTATTTTGGTAGTAGTTCTTTTTGCTCTTATTATTAGCAAATACTCCTGCTGTCTTCATAGCTGCAAAAGTTTGTCCCCCAGTAACTAAACCTCTTTTAAGTCGTTGTCTAGTAGAAGCATTTTCATCTCCCATAGCTGCTAGTCCTCCAACCGCTAAAGGTACAAGGTAAGGACTGTTTTTTTCTATAAATCTTTTTCGTCTTTTAGCTGGATTGTCAAATGGTCGCCACATAGTTAATCCTTTTTCCCTTCTATTTGTTTTAATTCTTTATAGTATTGGATAAGATAAGGTTTAGCTAAATTATGGTAAAGACCCGGAAACACTAACCCGAATATTACATAACTAACTACAAGTAACCCTGTTAAGTTCTTGAAGTTAAGATTCTTACCTAAACTAAGTATATTAATATTTAATAAATCGCTTAACTCAGTAGATAGCTTAGACTGACTCTCCTTAATTCTACTAACATCTTCTCTAATATCTTTAACTTCATATTTGAGATTAGCTACTTCACTTAAAAGATTGTTACCATTATTGTGAAAAATAGTATCATTAAGTCTTTTTAACTCTTCTTCTATCTTTCTAATAATTATCTCAGCTTTAATCAATCCTTCAGAGCTAGAAGTTAAAGGAGTATCTACAAGTTTTCTAAATACGTCATTGTTAAAGTTGGTATTAGTAGAGTAAAGAGTCTTGAGCAGTAAGTCTGACCTTTCCTCCATCTCTATTAATTTAGTAGCTAATAACGCTTCTTCACTTCTATCAATAATTGAAGATAAAACTCTTAAATCCCCGTCTCTTATAGCAAGCTTGTTAGACCATTTAGTATCTAAGTGACTGCCGTCTTTTTTGCAGATTTTATAATTGCTAACTACTAATTCTACTTCATGGTTAAGTAACCTCTTAAGCTGTCCTTGCATTGCAATTGCATCTTCAGAATTAAGAAGACTTATATCTCTAATATTTTTACCAATAATAGAGTTATCCCAACCTAATAGCTCTCTAGCTTGTTGATTCCATCGAGAAATGTTGAAGTTTCTATCCCATTCGATTTTTATAAGTAAGCTAGTATTAAAGTTTTCTTCGTCTAATAAAGCTAACTCAGCTAACCTACTAGACATTAACTCATCTTTAGTAATATCTCTTAAATAGCTAATAGTAACAACAGCGTTTTCTCTTAGAATTCTGCAAGTATGGTCAAGAACAGTTATATCCTTACTCGACTTAGTAACTAATCTATATTTCTGATAGAAAGATGCAGTACCTTTATCTAAATAAGTAAGCAGCTCAGATTTAAAAGAACTAACATCATCAGAATGAATTAAAGAAATATACGGTTTAGCTAATATCTCCTGCTTTGTATATTCAAGAAGTCCGGCTAAATTATCAGATATATCTTCAGGAACACATTCTTTTGAGTTAGCCCATTGAATAAGAAATAGGTAATTCTCTTTAAATAAAGTGTTTTCTAATAAACTATCTGATTTTTGACTACCAACTAGGATAATGAAATTGAGATATTTATAACCAAAGAGAGTTAACGATATCTCTTTTTCACTTCTTGGGTCTTTAACCGTAAAATCTTCAATATGTTCACCAGTCTCAAAAGCTTTATTTAAGAACTTATAAACTGACTCAGCATAAATTGGCCCTTGAGCATTAATAAAGCTACTAATAGGTTTGTCTAATCTATCAGTACGGTAGCTAGGGAGGTAATACGTAATACTATCACTTATATATCGGTAATAATACTCATCCTCAATTTTCTCAAATAATACACTAAATACAACCATCTCATTTTTATACTTTATTGTTGGGAATACCCGTCCCTACTAATCCAACGGGTACTCCTTCTCTTGCACTAGCTCTAATATCGTCATTAACTCTTGCTCGACTTCCACTTACTCCTAGAAAACCAAATGTTCCTACAAGTAAAGCAGTAAAATCATCTTTGCTCATCTGACCCTCATAAATGTAATTAACAAGAGGTTGATAAACTACGGATAGATAAAGCACTACTGAAAATAGAAATGTTTTTGTTAAGTAAAGAGAGCGTCTCATTTTAGTTTCCATAATTTAATTCTCCGGTAAATGTAACCAATAATTTCCATCACCTTCAGGTGCGCCAACTTGAGCAATTAGAGAATAGGAATATAAAGTCTCTTTCCCTGCTGTTGGAGTGTGGATGTAGCCGTTATGAGTAAATTCACCATAAGGGTCATTAACTACAAATGCACCTCTACCATCATAAGCAGAATCATCAAATCCCACTACTAAAACAATATGGCTAGCTTCAGTTAAGTAAGTCCCTAAAATTACAGGAGCTTTAGTTACAGCATCTTTTAACTCTTGAGCAGTACCAGAAGTAGTAGAGTAATGTTTGATTCCGTAGCTCTTAAGTATTGCAGTAATATCTTGCCAAGAAAACCTATCATAACCTAAATCTAAACACTTGTTATATAGTTGGTCAGGAGTTACTTTAATCTTATAAAAAGATAGTAACATAGCTACACAAGTCAAAAAGCAAGAAGTATAAGGATGATAATGGTTATCTATTTGGTAGTAATAATCAGTTTTCAATACATTCTTAGTAGATTTCTTTTTCTTATCTTCTATTACTTCAACGTGTTCATTATAAATAAACCAAGTTCTAATTCCTACTGGACTATCAGGAAAATTAGTAGCTAACTTAACTTCATAATGAGCGTCTTTCTCTTTTAAAATTTCAACTTCTATTTCTCTACCAGTATCTAACCAATAAAGATATTTCGGTTGCAATTCAATAAAAGGAATAGGACGGCTTTTTAACGGAGTTCGATTGATAATTTTTAGCTTAGTCATAGTGTTATTTATCCTTCTTTCTGTTTTTTAATTTATTTACTAACAATGTTCCACCTAAACCTACTCCTGCTCCAATAGCAGATCCTTTAATTCCTCCACGTAATTTAGCTTTATTAAATAGCTTTACTATTTTTTTAGGAGCATTACTACTATTATGGGTAGTGTTAACTACGTTATTTGCTATAACATGGCTCATTATTTTCTCAGAGAGTTTCATTTTTCTACCTGCTCCTTTAAGAAAATTTTTCTTCATTTTCTTTGTTATTATGCCTGTTTGAGCCAGTCTACTTCCAACAGCTCCTCCGGTAAGAGTTAAAGCTCCTGTAGTTAATAAACCTCGATTTTTTCGTTTCTTTTTATCTTTTCCTCTTGCATAAGAAGAGTTAGTAGACCCTATAAACTTAATAATTCTCATATTAATGTAACTTTACTTGTGAAATAACCTTCATCTAACGTAACTTCTGCTGTATCTGGAAAAGTTCCTTTAACAACGTAGTAAATAGATGAGTCTAGTTTTGAGTCTAACTTTGACTGAATTGTTTCTTTTTCTACTAAACCTTTAAAGATTATTTTATTAGGTTCAGTAACTATAGGAGATAAACCGCTGTTAGTCCCGTAATTTCCAACACTAAAATTAGTAGTAGAAGTGTTAGTAAAGACAGTAAAGTTAACGGATACCCCAACTCCTAGTAATGAAGGATTGTCAGTAGATTCTAAGGTAACTCCTAAAGGTAAATCGTCTGACCTTGGAACAATAGAACCTGAAAGAGGATTATCTTTCCATTCTCGATAAGTAGATACTTTAATGCTCATGTTAAATAGAAACTTCCTGTATCTGTGTATCTGGACATATTAGTTGTAGTCTTTACTGATATATCTAACTCGTAAATAATATTGTGAATTCTACTAGAAAACTCTAACCCTTTAGCTTGATAGAAACTAGCAATATCAGAACCGTTAATGTACAAAACTGCCTGAATATCAGATGGTTTAATTAGAGGAAAGACAAAGCTAGTGTTGTCGTATTGTTTGAGAACTAATCCAGTAAGTTGATGTATTAGTTTAAACGTTAAAGCTATATTATTTATTCTAATAGGTTCGCTAGCATTAATATCTATTACTACTGGAATTGTATCTCTAATAGAATGACTTGAGTTTTTGAGATAAATATAAGGTTTCTCTACTGTAGAATCTCTAACTACTTGAAGAGTTGTAACTTTTGATTTAATTAGCATATTCTAAAAATAAAAGTATAGCCTATCTACTAAACTATACTTTATCATTGCTCGTTTTAGTAAAAGTTTACTCTTCAGTTGACCCATATTTAAAAGGAAAATCTGCCCAAGTTTTACCTAAAGGGGGCTTAACTCTAGTAGTTAAATCAGCCATACTTTCATAAGGTCGGCTAGTAACAATTAATGTTGCAGTTTTTTCAGCTATTCCTTTAATATTTTTAATATCCTCAATAGAGGCAGTATTAATATCTATTCTAGTAGTAATAACTGGATTAGCTTCTACAAATTGAGGAGTTAAAGGTACTAAATGTTCTACAGCAGGTGTTAAGTTTCTTACTTCTTGAACAGGATTGATTAAAACAGATTCCGCAATATGAGTATCCGTTTCGATAATAGATACTTTAGTTGGGTCTTTAGTAATATAATCAGGTAGTTCTCCTTCTGGATATGGAGTTGTTCTAGCCCAATAAAAGTTACCTGTTTTATCTCTAAAAGTTTTGTGAAGGATATATTCTCTCATATTAGTTTACGGTCTGTGCCATCAAAAGTTTAGGATTCATGATAATAGGAATAAAGCTAGCAACAGTGGCTACCACATCATTAGGAGGACGACCGTTTTCAGTATAGATATCTAAGTAAATACCTGTTTTAATCTTAGGAATATCTTTACCGCTAGAAATGATATTAGTTTTAGACTCCATAGTGGGGCCAATAGCCGAGATACCCATCTTATTCTTCAAGAATACAATCCGGTTATCGTTTAAGAAGTTTGCAGTAACAGCTTCTCCACCCGGAACTTCTTCATGATACTTTTCACCAAACTCTACTACAGGAGGTAGCTTACGTCTGCGTAGTAACTCATCTGCCATATCTCTAGAAACCAAACCAATCTCTGAAGTAGTCATTGCACGAGCAGCTTCTTTAGTAGATTTCTGATCTAAAAACAAATTCCAGAGTTTGCGGTTCATTACAATCTTGTCAGGTTGAAACCCGTTAGTATCGTCATAAGTTTCAACTAAGTCTTGAATATTGCGGAAACCATCTGCGTTCTGTTTGTCGCTCCACTTATTAAGAGCAGGATTAGCAGTATTACCTGTAGCAACAAGAGGAAGAGGGAAGTGGTTATAAGGTGCGTTTGCTTTCTTGTAGTCAATCTCAAACTTGACTCCAGTAGACATATCCTCAATGTTTAAAGCACCTGTAGATACTGCCTGCCACTTCATCATGTCCATTCTATCGACCATACCATCTAAGAGCTGCTGAACATCTCCAAATAAAGCAGTAGCTAAATCGTCATTAGCGCCTCTTTGAACAGTTCCGTCTGGTTTGTGGATAGTTTGAATTTTGTTCCACATATAACCTGCTAGTTGATATGCTTCTGACAACGCCCACATATCTTCTTCATCGTATCTGTGAGATAAAGCAAGTTTAGTGAGTTGAGCTGTAACTTTCTCAAATCCACCGTGACGAGTTACAGGAATCTCTGCACCCCAAGCAACTACTCTAGCAGCAGGAGCAATACGGGAAGTTAACAACGCCATGAAGTTTCTAGTTTCAAACGTCTGGGTTGGCATTGCTTCATCGATTAATTTATCTCGTTTAAGTAAATCTCGATGTGTTTCATCAACAATGGCATTAATTTGCTTATTGATAAAAGGTTCGTTGAAAAATGATGCGACGTGACTCATATTTTTATTTGTTAGTTATTTCTTATTAAGACCAAACTTCTCGTGCTTCCAAATCAGGACATTCATAAACCAAACTATTGTCATAGTAAGGTAAATGCAGCTTGTAGATATAAGCTTTGTGAACTACTCCTAATGCACGACCTGTAACTCCACCTTCTGTAAAGTCAATAGAATGAGGAAAAATACCAAGAACTTCATCTTGCGGAACTCCAATTGAAGAACCTACTGGTAAAGTACCTACTACATTTCCACTTAAAAGAATCTCTTCAGTAACAGGGTCAATAGAAGCTACAGTACCTACCGAAACCGTATTAGCAGCAGTAGTAGTTACAGTAGAACCTAAAGTACCAGAAGGAGTAAAAGTAGCTAAAGGACGACCAGCAGGAGAATAAATATAGAGATTAGCTCCACTAGCAATAAACTCTAAATTCTTACTTAAGTTAGGAATTCTATTAAAGTTAGCTGCTAAAATTGTTGCTGCTTCAGTTGTATTAGCTGCTCCAACAGGAACATACTTAAATGTTTGATTGTTGTAGGTAATTCCGGCTTCACCAACCCCAGAGACGGTTAACATTGCTGAAGGGTTAAGAATTTCTAGTACATCTCCAGGCACAAAACAGTAAGGATTTCCTACTTTAATACGATTACCGCTTGTAGGAGCTGTTACTCTAGCACGAGGAAGAAATCGATGTTCTCCATTTTTCTTAGAAACAAACATTCCTTCAGGCAAAGCATTCTTACCTTGCTTATTTCTACTAATAAACTTATTAGATAGCGATACGTGGAAGGGAGTTCGGATACCGCGAGGATAAGCAATAATAGCTTTCTCAGCATCTACTCTACCAAATCTTGTAAACATAATTATTTCTCTTTATTTGTTATTTATCGGTTACTTTTGCGAGCTGCTAAACGTTCTTTCATACTAGCAACGTTAATTTTTATTAACTCGTCTTCTTCTTCGTTAGGAGGAGTTAGATTTTCTTCTACATAACGAGAAAAATCAACAGAAGGGTCATTAGCTTCTTTATCTGCTTGAAGTGCAAATTCGATAGCATAAAGATGAGTTTCTAAATCTACTCCATTGCTTTCTGCATTTTGAGAGAAGCTAGCTACCATATCTTCAATCTTGTTGACTGAACCTAAATACAAATCTTTCTTATATTTAGTAAGCCAGTGTTCTTGAATTCCTTGATTAGCAAGTTGTGCTACTTCAGAAATACGTTCTTGTAACTGAGAATTAAATTCAAAGTTAGCAATTTTAGATTTTAATTGTTCTACTTCATCGTTAATGTAAGAATATTTAGCGTCAGGTTCATCAGAAGTTTCTTCATCTTCTTCTACTTCTTCACTATCCTCTTCATTCTCATCCTCATCTTCCAACTCTTCATCGTCTTCTTCAGTTTCATCCAGTAACTCAAGCAAAACTGATTCTTCCAAATCTCCTCTATCTACTGCTGCAAAAGCTTGTAACCGTAAAGCATTTTCATCATTAGTAGAGGTTGTAGTAAACATCTCATTCAAGATATCTACCATTTCTGCACGAGGAAACAATTTACCACTGAGAATCTTATTTAATTGTTGTTCTGTTAATTCAGTTTGTTCGAGAATATCTGCTAAACCATCTTCTAAAGTTTCATAGTCTTGTTCGATACACTCTACAAGAGCAGGAACAAAATAACCTTTCATGTTGAAATTTGCGTAATTCATACTGTAATTTGATTCATTGTTACTAATTTTACTTTCTTTTAATCCTGTTAACTCAATTAAAGAAGTTTCTAAGTCAGCCAAAGATTTGATTTTAAGTCGAGTATAATCATTTTCATCTAACTCACCACTAGAGTAATTAGATTCTAAGCCATCTAAGATCTGGTCATAGAGTTCATATACTTCTTGTCTTTGTTCTTTACTCATATTGTTTACTTAAACATTTTCTTAGAAGCATTCTTAATTCTGTCACCTAACGTTTTTGGTTTGCGAGCATTACCAATTGCTTTTGCTCCCGCCATTCCAAGACCTCCGGCAGCAGCTAATCCAGCTAATGCTAAACCAGCTTTACCAGGATTTTTAGTAACAGCTTTTAGTCCTTTTTTAGCCATTACAGCTCCAACACGTTTAGCTCGACCAACTCCTTTTTTAGCTGCATCTAAAGCCATTTGCTGTCCTTGACTTTGAGCAATACCAAAATTAGCTTGACGTTTCATAGTTTGTATTTCCTAATTTTTAAATGTTTTAATTGCACGAGATAGTTTACCTTCTAAACTCTGAGATTTCTTTTTACGGTTATCTAGAGCTTTCATTCCTGTTTTTCTAACTTGATTAGCTATTAGTAGAGCAGCACCAGTTTTAAGAGGATTAGCTTTAACAGTTTTGATTGCTTTACCTATTTTACTATAAACTCCAGCAGCGCCTTTTCCAGTAGCCATATCATTAATCTTGCTTTGAACAGTAGCAGCCATTCTACCACTTTTAGCATAAGGATTAGCAGCAAACTTAACTAATTCAGGTGAGAAAGAATACCTAGCTTTAGTTGCTGGCATTCCAGGTCTAGCAGGAGTTACAGGAGCAGGTTGTTGAGTTTCGGGTTCGGGAACAGAAACAAACATCTCAGCTAACATATTGGATAAATCCTCAATTGCTCCTTGGATAAGTTCAGACGGGTCTTGTATCCCCATTGAAGCCATTTCTTCTGGATCAATTTCATTAGCATCTTCAACTACTTCTAGAAATGCAGTAAACACTTTCATTGCTTCTTCTCTTTGTTCTTCAATAGTTTGAGACGTATTAAGAGCTTCTTCAAGAGATAAAGCGTAATTACTTTCTTTACTATATCCTTTCGATACTAATAGATTCTTGTTTTTTATTTTCTTCATATTTGGTTGATTGGATTCCTTATTAGCATGATAACTAAAAAGAGTTGCATTTGGAATTGCGGGTAGAGCTACAAGAGACAGTTCTTTAATAGAAAAGGTATCTAAATCAATACCAGCAGAAACAGTTTTAGCAAGACCTCTTCTCATCTTATCAACTATTTCAGGAACTTTTATACAAACATCTTTAACAAATACTCCTACTCGACCTATTAAATGTCTTAGTTTTGGGTTGCCTTTAGTATAAGTTTCGTCTATAACTCTAGCTTCCATTGGCGACTCAATAAAGCCTACCACATTATTAATATCTTTTTTATGTTCAGTTAAGACAGGAATACCGCAATCAGAAATATTGAAATGTTTGTTAGTGTTTTCTACTAATTCTCTAATCTTATCTGGAGGAAAACTATGTTTATTCTTTCTACTATCAACGTGAGGATTGTTCTCTTCAGTAGAGTAGAATATTAAGCCTTCTTTTATAATTTCGTTTGGGTCGTCACTATTACCAACTTCTTTTAAAGCGCTAGGAATAGTATTAAAGTGAATTATTGTCATTTCTTTTTCTTTAGTAATCCCATTCCTGCACCTAGAACTAAACCTCCAACAGCAGCAGACCTTTGAATTGTAGGAGCTTTCTTTCCGCCTTTCTTAATCTTACCTTTCGTTACCATTGGAATCTTATCATTGTTTCCTCCTACAGCATATCCAGTAGCCCAACCAACTCCAGCTCCTGTACCTGCCATCTTAGCTGCTTGAACTAATCTTTTACCTGCCATTAATTACCTCTTTTATTTACTAATATAATTTTGTTATATCACTTATTGTATGTTACTATTTTCGTTATTAATAGTAATTCTTTCGGTGAATAATGTATCCAGCTAATATAGAATTTGGTAAGCAGTTAAGAAAATACAGAGAAAGTAGAAACATAAGTCAAATAGAGTTAGGTAAAATACTCTCTTATTCTCAAGCAGAAATGAGTAAAATCGAAAACGGCAAGATTGATATAACTATAAATCAGTATCTTCAAATAGTAGAAACAATAGAAGTATCTATTTATATTTATTGCTTATTTCTTCAAAATATAATAACTATTTCTCTAATCTTTAAACATAAAATTGTATAAATATTGATAAGTCTTTTTAGAAGTTTTAGTTTCTCCGTTAAAATAAGCAGGGCCTAAATGTACAAAGACTGGCATATGTTTAGACTTAGGTAGAATATATCTTTTACCAGCAATAAACCCTTCATCTCCTTTAGTTACTACATTCCCCATATCAGCCATGCCCTTTCTAGCAACCATATCTCTATATTCAGGGGTATCCCCTTTACCAATAAATCTAGTTCCTCGGTGTAACGAAGGTAATCTCAAACCATCTTTAAGACCCGGAATAGTTTTAGAGTATAAATCATCGTTGTGCATAACTTTCATAGTAGGAACAATCTCGTCTACCAAACCATAATCAGGACTTGCAGTAGAAAATACCTTCATTAGCTTTTTTACATCTACCCCAGCAGCTTGTAATATGTGTGGAACTTCTCTACCTTGAAAACCTCCCGCACTAGCAGTAACCAGATTAATAGGTTTACTAGGATTTAACTTGTGCCATTTATAGATTTCATTAGCCATAATAACTGAATCTTTGTTGTAACCTTTAACAGTTGCTTTCTCAAACACATCTGCTATTTCTTGAGCTACTTCTACTTCTGGAATCCCTTTAACTTGTTTACCTGCTATAAGTACATCTCTCTTTACTTGGTAGTTATGAAATAAAGGTATTAGTTCATGATTTTCTTCTACTCCTCTTTTCTGTTTAGAAAAACCTGTCTTTACTAACCTCATAAACTTATCACCTTGACCATTCTCTGCTCTATCCATACCACCAATAAAGAAAGTCATAGATTTCTTAGGCACTTTATCTTGACTTAAATCTCTAATCTTAGGTAAATTTTTAGCTTTAACTCCAGAAGGAATCTTCATATCTTCAATACCTATTCCACCTTTAGCAATATTCTTACCAAAGTTAACTAAATTTCTGTTATACCTAACCTTAGTCAAAGCAGCAGTAGCAACTCCAACTCCTAATGCACCTCCTAAAACAGCTAAACTAGCAACAGCAACTTTAACTACTTTCTCTCTTACGTCTTGCTCTCTATTAAAAGCTCTAACAAATTTACCTTTTCTAAAGAACCCTTTAACGTTAATATTCTTTCGTATCTTTCGGCTGTTACTATTAGCAAAAGTAATTTGATTTAGTCTACTACTTGTAAAATACTTATCTTCCATACATTTTTAAACATCCAACTCTAGGAATTCTGCGTAACTTCTCTATTCTTAAGTTTATATCATCACTATCTCCTATACTGGAGAACTGAATATTAGAACTGATAATAGACTCAAAGTTATTCATCTTTTCCAACATATCGTCTAACTCAGATAAATACGATTCATAAGACTTCTTTACAGTAAGAATGTTGCTAACCTCCTTATAAGTAGAATCTAACTTAGTAATATTTGCTTCTCTCCACAATCCACTGCTATATTGATATCCTGTCTTAGCTTTATTACTTATCTCTGACCTATATAACTTACTAAAATTTTCTAAGCTATCTACATTAGTCATGGTTTTAAGTTGACTAACTACTCGTTCTTTCTCAGTTAATATTTGCCTGTAATACTGCTTCTGAGTATCTATTAGTAAAGCTCTATCTGCAACACTAGAACTATCTAAACGTTTCTTACTAATACTCCTGATAGTTTCTAAATTTAGACGGTTATCATTTAAGTCTCTCTTAATTCGATTAACGTTACTAACTACTGTATCTAAATTCTTAGTAGATAAGCTAGTAGAAGGTAACTTAGGTTTAAGGTTCTTTAGTTGTTCAGCTCTTGCTCTACTATCTCTACCTCCCAATCTAGTATCTATTAACCTACTTTCTCTAGATTGCAAATCACTTATATTACTTATCTCTTTATTTAAGTTCTTCTCAATACTTCTAAGCTGACGGTTACTACTATCTACTAACTTCCGGCTCTTGAGGCTATCTAATGCACTTTGTAAACTAGCTCCTTTAGGTAAGTTACTTCTATTATCTAATATCACTTCTCTAGCACTTACATTAAGATTAGAACTTAAGTCAACTAGGTTAGACCTCTTACCCTTAGTTGCTTGTAGATATCTACTTAACTGAGCTTCATATTCTTGTTTGTTATCTAAATAAGTCTGATATATCTCATCTAAGTCTTGACCTTTTAACTTATTCTGTAAAATTCTATCTCTTATACCTTCATAAGACTTCTTAGATGTTAGTAACGAGTTTAATACACTTAAATAGTCGGGGTTATCTGCTATTAGTTCATTAAGAGTAGATTGAGTATTATTAGTTAATGTATAGACTTCCTGAGATAGTTGATTATCTACTGTACTTATTAGATTATCTGCACTACTAGCAATCCTAAAAGCTTTAGGTAGTTTATTTGCTACTTCTGCTACTTCTACCATTGCTGTTGTATCTAAGTTATCCACAAAGTTCTTAAGTGACGCTTCTTGAATCTCTTGAGGTATATTACTAATTTGCTGACTAACCTTACTTGTTTTAGGTCTTAAATTAAGAGGTATCTGAACTTTATTTCTAGCCAACCTAGTATAAGCATAATAAGCAGCTCCTACACTAAGCAACCCTGCTCCAGCTATAACTAACTTCTTTATGAAAGGATCATTATAGAAAGCATTAGAAGTAGTTTGGTTGCTGAGACTATCTGCTACTACTGAGTTCTTGATACCTTCTGCTAGTTCACTTACTAAACTACCTTCACTATCTCTTTTACTCTCTTCTACTCCAACAAAGTAACACCAACAAGATACATGAAAAGGAGGTAGAGAAGAGTATTTACCCTCTACTTCATACTTAGTATTTACTTTACCTTTATAAATAGTGCTGATGTCCATTACTTGATTATTCTTAGTAAGGCAATAAGTACACAACATAGGTAGGTAACGTTCATTATTATCTGACCTATATGCTTTAGCTAAACTTCCATATGTATTAAGAGCTTGTTGTCTATTACTGTTGTTCTCGGCTTCATTACTTATTCTTACTTTCCTATAACCTAATTGTTGTAACTTCTTAAGACGACCCAAGTTATATGCTAAAGATATCTCTGTTTCAGCTATTCTCTTAATTCTCTGAATACCGAAGATGTTACTAATAGATGTCTCTAGTTCCTCTATACTTCTATAACTATTGCTTCTAGTATCAAATACTCTCTCTACATTATCCCCTAATGGGTACTTTTCTCTATTCTTTATCTCTTGTAGTAACAGTTTAATATTAGTAGAGTAACTACCTTCATTAGTGCCTATATTTCTCATCTCATCTACTAATCTAGTAGTATTATCTTCATAAATAGTTCCTTGAGTAGCAGACATTAGTTTATTAATACTACTAGCAGACTTATCCCTTTTAATAAACTGTCTTATCTTCTTATCTGTAAGACTTCTACCATTACTAATAGAACTAATAAACTCTTGTACTGCTTGAGCTGCTAACCTATCCTTATTAGATAATCTATCTCTACTATTTGTTAAAGCTTTTACTTTAGTAATCTCTTCTTTACTTACATTAGTAGATGTATTCTTAGTAAGCTGAGTAAATAAGTCACGTTCTCTAGTCTTAGGTCTTGTACCTTCATTGTTAGCAAAATACTTCTTAATACTAGAGATAATACCTTTTTTATAGTCAGATGCATAAGATTGACCTAATAGCAAAGTCCTCTTATCCTGATATATAGTACCGAATTGAGATGAGTTAAGGATATCAATATCAGTAGGGGAACTAATAGAGCTTGTACCTTCAGATAACTTTAGTTCCATTACTCGCACTGTTTCTTGTAAATCTCTTACTCTTACTCCTATAGTTGCAAACTGTTTAGTAGTAGCTGTCTGCTGTCTGTTTTGTATCTTACCTAAGAACTGCTCTAATTCTCTGCTAATGTCCTGTAGTTGAGCAGATATAGCCTTCTTATCTACATTAGTTGCCTTATTTAAATCTCTTTGGAGTCTTATTACACGTCTGTCGTAGTCTTTAAGTATTGCTTTCTCTACTTTTGCATTCCATATACCTTTAACTGCTAAATCCTCCTGAGTAGTAAAGGTAATGAAATTAATAGGGTTACTAGAGTAATTAGTTCCCTTACTTGTCTTCTTATTACTACTTAAGACATCTTTTTGACCTAACATCCAGTGATAGTTCCATAACTCATCTAACTGATTCTTTACTAATAAAGCAGGAGAAGATAAGTTCTTTTCTATATCTGATATTACTGATTTATCTAACTCATCTAACTTCTTCTTATAAGGAGTAAGGAAAGTCTTATTGAAGTCATATAACTTACTTTCTACTCTAGTAACAAAGTTTTCAACATATTTTGTACTGAGACTGGAGAAAGATTTATTATTAGTTTTTTTTATCAATGCAGTTGTCATATATTATATTAGTCACTATAATGTATCAGTATAATGTATTTGATGAACAGAACAAAGAATGAATTTCACGAAAGTTACGAAAGAAGAGTTAGTAGAACGAGTTAGAGATGAGATTAAAAGCCGAGAGAGTACTTTACTCTCTAAAGTTTTAACTGCTAAGATTTTTGATATTGTATTTGAAGTAGTAGTTTCATTTATCGAAGAAGGTAAAGAAGTTACAATGCCCGGTCTTGGAGTCTTGGGACATAAAACTGTTCCAACTACTAAACGCCGAGATATTGGTAGAAACAGCTTCATTACTGTCGAAGGCTACTACCGTCCGAAGTTGAGATTGAATGATGCTCTACGTAAAAGGTGTATTGATAGAAAATATACCTTTATCGAACCTCAAGTAAAGACAGTCGATTAGTAGATTAGTAAAAAATAGAACGTCCAGTTGACCTAACAAAGTCTGAACTAGGACTTCTATTATTGCTAAAAATAGAACGAGAAGGAGAGGAAGTATCAGCAAAGATATTTCTTCTTTCTTTTATGTGTTCGGGGACTTCCATCATCACTTCAGTAGTATCTACAACTCTTTCGTTTCTTTCCAACCAAAGTATTCCGTAGCAGAAAGCATCCATTACGTCATCGTTGCGACAAAGAGGAAATGTTACTAATTGGTCTTTGAGTGTTGTAATCTTTTCTACCTTCTCTTTAGTAGGAAAATATATCTTGCCATCTCGAAATGCAGGAATAGTAGCTTTAAGTCTAGCCTCTTTTTGATTACCATAATCTTTAGGTTCGAGAGCGATAAAGCCAGGATATTCTTTGGATAATGTAGCTACTAGAGCAGGCCCCATACTTTTTTTTTCTACTAATTTATGTCGGCAATTAGGATATTTAGTTAGTAGATTCTTTACTTCTAATAGTTGGTCTTCAAATCTCAGTTTCTTCTCTATTACTTCTACTACATAATATTTATTTTCATAAATACCAAAGACTACAATTCCGGTATAACAAGCATCATCCTCAATAGACTCAGCTAAATCTGCTGCTAAAACATAGGATTCGTAAGGTGGAGAATGAACGTATTCTTTAAAGTGCTTGTTAGATATAATATTCCCTGCTGCACCTCTAACATTTTGTTGACATTGCCTTTCAAACTCAAGAGAACCCATCTCTCTTTCCATCTGAGCAACTTCCTCTCTAGTTACTAATTCAGGAACTAAAATTTCACCAGGTTTCTTTCTCCAATCTTTAAAACCTAATTTAGTAATACTGTTTGACATTCCGGTATAAAGAAGTGGAAGTTCGAGAATATCGAATCCTCCCATTTCTCTTAAAAATCCAGAAGTATCATCTTCTTTTAATCTTTGCTGAATTAAGATAAGAACTTTTTCCTGACTTGTTCTATTAAACCGAGACATTAAAGTTTCCCCAATAAACTCATTGGTTCTTGCATTAACTTTCTTACTCTTAGCTTCACTTGCTTTTAAAGGGTCATCAAGAATAATTACATCAGCTCCTTTACCCGTAATAGTTCCAGAAATACCTACTGTATCTCTACTTCCCTGATAATTATTTAACAGAAAGTTTTCATTATTTTCAATAAGAGTAATAGGGTCATCTACTAAACTCTCCATTGTATTTTGAACTTCTCGATAAAAGTCGTGTTGAACCAATCCTCTAAATTTTTGAGAACAGACTTTAGCAATTCCGAAAGTATAACTACAGTAAATAAATTGCAAATGAGGCTTCTTCAACCACCAATAAGCAGGAAAGTAAACTCCAGTTAGTAGAGTCTTCATAGTACGAGGACTGATATTAATGATTAGTCTCTTAATCTGTCCTGCCATTACGGCTTCTAAATGTTCACAAAGAGCTTGAGCCAATCTACTATCTCTAAACTCATTTACTTCTTTGTGTTCAAATCCAACTTTAAGAAACTGATAAAGAGAATTAGAAGCGTTCACATATTTCTGTTGATTTAGTAGAAACTCAATTTCTTCATCAATTGATTGAAGTTTACGTTCTATCTTTTTATTATTTTTAGCCATTGTTTTGCTAGAATGTTAATACTTTCTCCATAGTAATACAAATCTATGACTATCACAAAAAAGACTGTTAACGGAAAAGAAGAGATTACAGCTTGCTCTCTTAAAAACTGTTGTCTAATTGGCACATTAGAAGGCGATAACATTAAATTAACTAATGAAAAAAATGAAGTATTGACGTGTTCAATTAAAGAGTTAGAAGAACTATTTTTTCATCTTCAAAGTATTGGAGTAGCAAATTACGCAGGAATAAGTACATAACTAGCTTATTAATTATCTGCTATACTGTTGAAATAATCTCTACTTAGGTGGGGATTTTATTTTTATTAGTGAGAGAAAAACAAATGACTAATGTAGAACTTCATAACTATTTCTATCAACTTTGCTTAAACTCTAATATTCTCAAAGACAAGAATGCAGTAGGTTGGAATGCTAGAGATGTCTGGTATCAGTTAGAAGACATTGTTTACAACAAGTACGGTAGAAAACTAATTAACCCAACTCATGTTTGTGAAAGTCTCAATCCTTTTAGTATTCACTTTACTTGGAATGACAACAATGGCCATGTTTTAGGATGTTCTATTAAAGAAACACCAGAAGTATATATTTGTTTTAGTAACAACACTGAAAACTGGAAAGAGTTTTTATATTTACCTGAGTTAAAAATATCAGATAGATTAATGGAAGTGTTTTACTTATACTTTACGGAAAAAAACAATGACTACTAATTATCAACTGAATCAAAGAGAACAAATGAACAAGTATCTAGATTCTCTTAAAGAAGAAGCAATTAGGATTAATGGAGATGAGTCAGTTATTTGGTTAGCTAAAGATTTTTTAACTCTACTAATTAATAAGCTAGCTCAACAGAATAAAGTATTGGAGGTTCCTGATTGTTGTCCTAATAATGGAAGTCAAGGTGATTTTCACGTTGTATTTACTTGGGATAAAAATAAACATTATTTAGAATGCGAAATACCTAACAGTGGAATACTGGAATTCTTCTACCGTAATCATTTAACTAAAGAAGTTTGGAGTTATGAGACAGATATTGAAGGTTCCACTGCTCCATTTAGTCGAGAGTCCGAAATATTTTTAGACAAATTATCTTTGTTTGTGGAGTAATTAAATGCCAAAGCTAAAAAATATAGAACAGTATTTAGACAGACAACAGAAAATAAGAGGTAAGAGTTACGATAAGCTTATAAATATTGCTAGAAACTACTGGTTTGCTTTTAAACTCCAAGCTAAAAGTTATAACAGAAAGCTTAAAGTCCCAGAAGTGCGTATTAATAATAATCACGTAGAATTTCAATGGTGGTTAGAAGAAGATTATAAAGACGTTTCTACGGACTTATTAGTTGATATAACTGAAAAAGACTCCTACTACTATTTTGAAAATGATGAAAGAGGATTAGTTTGGGAGAAACATTACGAACCTCTAACTCCTCCTTACGGTATTCCAACTGACATTTACAATAAAGTCCTATTATTTACTGAGGAAATATGAACAAAGAACAAAAGTTATTCGATGAAATAGAGTCTTATCGTGAAACTATTATTAAAATAGATGCTAATAATTTAGTATCTACTACAATCAAACATTGGAATTTTCTTAAGTATTATATTGAATTAAACTACCATAAGAATTTAAGTGTTCCAGAGATGTCGTTCAGTAATAACGATTTCAGGTATCCAGAAATAACTCTATATTGGGACAAGTATCCTCATCATCTAGATTTAGAAATTGAACAAGACAGAGAAAATATCTGGGTGTACTACCATAACGAATCTTCTAAAGAAGAGATTAGTTACTGGTATAAGTTAGAAAACATATTAGAAGACAGATTAATTGATAAGTTATTACTATTTACAGAGGAAGAAACACAATGAGCAAATATTTAGTTGAAGTTACAGATTTAGACCCTAAAGCTCTGTTCGATAAAGATAAAGTAAGTTTCAAAAATATACCTAACTCTCCCTTCTCATCTCCTTTTACTCCACCACCTCAAAAAGAATCATTTCCTTGGGGATTATTATTTTTAGCTGCATTTGTAACTCTAATTATTAGTCCAGATTTAAGGAAGAATATTAACTTTGATTATTCTCCTACTTCTCAATCCGAACAACTATTACCTCCACGTTAATTCCTATGTCACCTTTAGGCGCTGCTCCTCATTACTATGCTTTCCTTTGTTATTACTGGGTTGACGGTAATTTAACGGAACCAATCTGGTATCGCAATCCTTTAAATAATAAACTTTTAGTATATACAGATAGAGAGACAGCCCTAAAAGTAGCAGATGAATTAAGTACCCATTCTACTCTTATAGTAGTTAATGAGTATTGGCCAGGGGAAATGGATAACTATCAAATAACGGATGATTGAAATGGAAACTCTTAATTTACATGGACTTTTAGTTACAGATAACAAAGGAACTTACTTACTAGAAAATAAAGAAGAACAGTTAATCTTATTTAAGAAAAAAGAAAATGCAGAGATGCTAGCTTGCCAAATAGCTAATAACTACTATTTAGTACAAGTAATTCCAGTAGGTGATAACGACGATGTAGGTGTATTATCTATTTAAAAATGTACTGGATAATTCACTATACTGACACTCTACTAAATGGAAAAGTCCTAGGTTGGGATGTTGTTAGAGAAGAAGAAACAGATAAGATAGCTCTATTTACTAAGAAAGAAATAGCTGAAGAAGAAGCTAGTAATCTAGACTCAGAGTTCCGAATGACACAAGTTATTCCATTAGAGCTAACTTACTTAGATAAGAATTACTACATAATAGTAGATAACTAGTTCACTACGAACAATGTTCAACAAAGATGGTAAGTTTGGTTTTACGTTCTGGGTGCTTCTACTAAACAACAATTACATAAGAGATGAAGAAACCGGGCTAGTTCTAGTTTATAGAGAAAAAGAAACTGCTATTTGGGAAGCTAAATACTACAAAGAATGTAGACAGATAGACGTTGAAGTAGTAGAGTTTACAGATTTTAGTATCAATTATTTAATTTGTGATTTTTAAATATGATAACTAACCAATGTACTAATGAAGAGACTAATAAAGTATTTGACGGGATAAACATTCTACTCAAGTATTATCCAAATGCAAATATTAGAGCAGATTACAGAGAGATATATTTTGGGGATTCTTTAGAGGATGATATAGCAGATTATTGTGATGACACAAATAGTTACAGTTACTACTTAAGTAAGTTTTCTGGTGAGGATTTAGGGAGATTAGAGAAACTAGATTGGTATATAAGTAAAAACAATCATCGTTGGACAATAGACACATGAAAATACAAATAGTTTCTGATTTACATTTAGAATTTCTTAACTTTGAACAAACAGTTAGGTTAGCTTCAAGACTATCTATTACGTCTACCGCTGAAATACTTATATTAGCCGGAGATATTTGCAGTTGGCGAGACATGATTAATCTTTACACGTTCTTAGATATCTTAGTAGATAGATATCAAGAAATAATTTATGTATTAGATAATCACGAATACTATGGCTGTTCTCCTCAAGAAGTTAAATCTCGTAAAACTAACTTAGAAAAGTATTGTTATAGTAACGTCTCTGTTTTAGAAAATGAAAGTTCGAGTATAGAAGATATTACATTCTACGGAACTACTCTTTGGTTTGAAGAGAATGTAGACACCTCAATGAATCGCTACTACATGAATGATTATAGATGTATCCAAGACTTTAACCCAGATGCGTGGAGTAGAAAAGCTATTCAGTTTATCAAGAACATCTCAGATGATGAAAGCAAGAAAGTGTTAATTACTCATCACATTCCTCATAGTCGATTCATATCTGAGAAATACGTGGGTAATGAAATGAATTGTTTCTATCTCAATGAAATCGGAAAATATTTAAATAAATTCGATTTAGTTACTTTTGAACATTCTCATGAAAGCGTTGACTATCAATTCTCAGATAGATGCAGAGCAATATCTAATCCAAGAGGTTATCTAAAAGCTCCCGATACTTGCATCAGTTACTCAAATAATTCTAGTACAGAAGGCTCGAATGATAAGTTTCAATATCAATTAATAGTAGAGGTTTAATTTATGACAAATCCCTTTGTTTATCAAGTAGATAGAATTGACAATAACCTGTATTTAGTAGGTGAAATCAATCCTCAGTCAGTTAATGAACTTCATCAACAAATAAATAAAATGGAAAAAGATAATAACATTACTTCTTTTAATTTCTATATAACTTCTGATGGTGGACATACCTTTGAAGGGCTTAAACTATATGATATTCTTCAAAATACAAGACTAGATATTATTATATATGTTTTAGGATTTGTAGCTTCTGCTGCTACTTTCTTGTTGTTTACTAAACACAAAGTCATAATGTATAAAAATGCGACCTTATCTTTTCACGAGCTATATCATTGGTCAGATAACACTTTTAGTAACTGTAAAGCACGAATTGGATACTCAGAGAGGTTAATGGATAAACTTGTTGTTATTTATCAATCTAAATCTCCTCAAATAACTAAAGAATGGTTGATAACCGATAAGTATTTAGACGCTAGTGAAGCTCTTGAAATGAAAATAGTAGATGTGATTAGATAATGCACAAATATTTAGTTCAAGAAGTTAAAGACTATTTTGGTAATATTGTTCTTATTAATGTACTAGAAGTTCTTCAGTTAGTAGAAAGTGATTATGGAACAGTAGTTGTAATTAAGTTTGATACTGAAAAAAGTTGGAAGATAGACCTTAACTTTTTGAGTGATTTGCAAGAGTGGGGTTATATTTTCTCTGATGACGAAAAATACAAAGAGCATCTTACTTGGGAGAGCTAAATTATGAAAATAGCAGAAGTCACTGATTACTATATTTATCAAAATACTATTTGGCCGATAAAACAAAAGATAATCAATCCAATCTATGCAGCTATCCCAAACTGCTTATTTCCTGATAAAGTAAGTTTATTTAAAAGAGATAATGCACCTTGGTTTACTAGCGGAAATATATTAACTCTCCATATTGAGAATGTAAAGCTAGAAATGATTGCTTTAGTGTCTAGCAACTCAAATGAAGTGTTGGAGATGATTAGTCACTATCAAGAGTTAGCTAATCAGTGGAAAGAGAAACAAGAGAAAGACTCAGTAGTTAATAAATTAAATAGATTGTATAAAGAAGAATGAATCAAGAAACTAATAACATAATCCAAGGTCTTAACTTTCTATTTACTAAATATCCAGATGGTAGAATAGAAGGTGGAGGTGATAGTTCATCATCGTATATAAGTTTTATCTTACCTTTTAAAAGAGATGCAATACCTCAAGACGATAGTTTATTAGGAGATACTGAAGATGAATATTTAGAGTCATTGGATTGGAATGAGTACATGGTAGATTCTACAAATATCTATGATCAACTACAAACTAATAGACTTTGGAGATTTTATATCAAAGAAATTGAAGAAGAAGAGGAGGAAGAGTAATTAATATGAACATAGATTTATTTGATGGTACAAGAACTCAGTATTACCCTTATAATATTTTTGAGTTTAGTGAAAAGCTAAATAAAACATTAACACCTATAGGATTAGCAGATAACAGTCACATAACGATAGTCAAAGATGAGGAGAATAAAATTTATACAATTGATGGTTGTCTTATGTTTTTTTGTCTCAGATACTTTAGATAAAGCTATAGAAATACTATCTAAATATAGATGGCCTAAATTTGAAGTAGTAACGGAGTTAGATTAAAATGCCTGAAGTTACCGCAATTGTAGAAGAATCATCTGGAGAACTTAGAGAAATCCAAGTAGAAGTAGAATCACCTTTAACTAACATCCCTATTAAATATCTAGGTTCATATAAATTTGTTAATGGACTGCTATTACTATTTCAGAACTTCCCAGATTCTAAGATAAAATTCGGAGATTGGGGATTTTACGTTTATGGTTCAGATAGAAAGTACTTTGATTTTAATGACGGTGGAGAATCTAATTACGGACTTCTTAAAGAATGGGATTGGGAAGCTGATTATAGTCATGATAAGATACATGAAAATAAACCTTTCTCTACTGGTTGGTATTTCGGTATCTATGAAGACATTATTAATTACGCAGACTCTAAAGATATTGAGGATTAAGAAATGAAAGAAAAAAGAGGTAGTAGAATCAAATCTATCACCTCTTCTTTATTTATTTTTAGTGTTACTACTTTTGCTTAGCTTCAGCTTCTACTAATTTCTGCCATAACATCTATCTTTCTCTTCCTTAGTATATCCATCCCAAAAACCAAGACTTTCAGTTACTTCTCTAGATAGTAGAATTACTCTTGTTTCATTTGTCATTTTCTTTTACTTCCTTATCTTCTCTATTAGGTAAATTATCCTCAATGAACTTATTATATTCTTCTAATAAACTAATCGGATAACTACCAAACTCCATTTGATTACCGTCTTTATCAGATGAACCAGCTATGAAATAATGTGCTTCTTTGACATAGATTCCAGAGCCATATTCACTATTACTCAAAGCTTCTAACGTTAGTTTCTTCAACTCCTCAAATTTCTCATTAATCATTATCAAATATTTACCTCAGTATGTGAACCATCAGGCATTTCTATTTTTACTATTTTAGAACCACGTCTAAGACGACTTTCTCCGTCTGTAATTGCTATTGCTTTTTCTTCTCCTGTTTTGTATTGGTCGTAGAAGACAAATTTACAAACACTGTTATTAGCTAGAGAAACTACATAACCTAAAACACCTCCTGAACTATTCACTTCTTCTTTTACATAATTAGGTTCTCCGTCTAATGTGTTACATAAAGAAACGTAGAAATCATAATCCGTAAATTTACCGTAATAGCCCGGATAGTAATAGTTAATAGGTTGAGAATTATCTAGACTATCTACTACTGGAGGATCTAACAATAATTCATTTCTAGTAGTTAGCCGACCTATCTTAACGTAATTATCACAAACTAAAGACTTTTTATACACATCGGTAGTTTTAGATAACTCATTGATAAGTTCTAACGTTTTTTCTTTATCTTCTACATTTTCTCTTAGTTCTGAAATAATTTCTTCGTAACGTTCTGCATTAATCATCTTCTTTTATCTTTTAATCCTTTAGTTAGGTATTAACGAGCTAGTTTCTTTTGTTTCTGCATATAATGCTAAACTTAGTCTTCTAAATTGTAGATTTATGTATTCAACGTGTTCTTTAAACTCTTTAGCTAATCTCTCAAAAACACCTTCATCCATCTTACTGAAGAATTCAAAACCTAATAACCTACACTCAGCTTTTAAACAATATTCTGTCTTCTCAAAAGATGCTATTGAACGTGAAATACATACCTTTAACTTGTAACCTTTATAATCAAATTCCATGTCTTTATCTTCCAATCTGTTTTCTCTACTATAACACAAGATAGTAAAGAGTAGAGATAAAATACAACTTCTATCTCTAAACTGATTATACTTAGATAAAGTTTTTATTTAGTCTTTTCTCTTTTAATAAAAGTTAATTTATCTAGTATTTCTTTCCAAGGTACTAAACTTATCTTAGTTTCATTGACCTTCTCAAAAGCTTCTGTTAATACTCTAAAATTGCCGTGTCTATCAGCAGCAATATACTTAAGAAGACTCTTATCTATACTTTGCATTAAATCCCACAATTTCTCTTCGTTATGCACTATAAAATTGTTGAAAGGTAAGTAAAACTCATCATCTATAAAATAACCTTGATAAGTCTCATCTAAGAATAGAAATTTACTAGGAACAATATTAGGATTTTCTTTAATAGAAGATACAGACTCTTGTTCTACATCTTCTCTATGGTCAGTGCTATTATCAACGTAGTATTTTAAACTTGGATGTAGCTTACCATCTCTTCTATTTCCATAGTTAAAATCAATCGCACCATTTACCAACCAACCAATAGAAAAAGAAGTTGTTCTATCTTTCTCTATAATAGGAAGTTTGATATAACCACTAAACTTATCGTTAATAGGTAGCACATTACCTTCTTCATCCCTTTGAATTAATAAGTAATCTCCTTGAGGTAGTCCATAACCTTTCTCTTCATCTAAACAAAGGACACTATAATACAAAACATCTTGATATTTAGTAATAAAGTCGAAGATGATAAAGATGTCGTCATTTATAAGATATGTTCTTTCTTCCTTGTAACAAACTGTACCTATAGTTACTGGTACTCCTAATGTTGGATGTGGAACGTTAATAGAAAATGTCTTTCCGGGTAATTCGTAAGTTTGCGACATAGTTGGTTATCTCGTTGTGGTTTTCTATATAATAACACAATATCTTAAAGAGTAAAGAGATGAGACTTTGTTATCCCACCTCTTATTATCTGTTATAATATTAATAGATTCTAGGGTTAGAGTCGATTTTGTTTCATGCGTTTGTTGAATTTTACTTTAGCTGGTATCGGAGCCAGCTTTTTTGTTGATTACCACGGAGTTATAAAGAAATTAGTGATACCAAATTTGCAGTATTGTAGCTAATAGACTCCTAACCAAAGCAGAAAAAAGTATCAGAACTTATAACCAGAAAAATTGACAACTGTAATTATTGTTATATCTAATTATTGAATAATTTCTGGTTAACTAATCTTAATAATTTGTAGGTACTTTTCTTACAAGAATCGTTAAAAATACATACATTTTCATATCTTGATTTTTTACCTACATTCTCACATTACAAGTTAGTATTTTGATAAACGTAGTTACTTGTCCCTCCACTCTCTTATTATAATCAGTCACAGAATACCAATTACTTAAATCAGTAGCTTTAGCATTTTTCTTTATATGAAGAGTATCATAAATAGATTGTAACTTTGCTTTAGCCTCTTTCTTAGGTATTAGTTCTCCTACTCTATACTTAAGTAGATTAACTATCTTCTGTGAATCATCTAACTCGGAAGTAACAGTTAAAGCTTCCTCTAAAAAGTTCTTTCTGTAATTAAGAGCTTTCATTTTATCGGCTCCTAACTTCTCATAAGCTTCTTTTATAATTGGAAACTCTAACTCAATATCTCTTATCTGAGTTGGGACGTTTTCTTCCTTGCATTTGATATAGTCCAAACACATATCTTTAAAGCTAGGTTTCTTACTCAGTCTTAGTTTATTAAGTCCTTCTACATTAAGTTCTAGATTAGCTTTCTTAAAAGTATGAGGAATAGTATTGATATCTACTGTAGCAATATGACCTTCAATAGCAAAGTCTTTGTAGTAATACTGAGTATGTAAAGCTTCATAGTTGTGCATTTCACAATAGAGTACAGAAGTATTAACTTTCAAGGTATCGTTTCTTTCTAATACATACATATTGAACTCAATACCTTTCTTAAGGGCTTCTCTAGTCATCTCATTATCTTCTGCTTGTTTATAAGTTTCTACTAATCCACTAGCTTTAGCTAACTGCTTTCTTATCTCTACTTCAAACTCTTCAACAGTAGTATAAGAGAAGTAGTAACTAGGAGTTAATAGAACATAAACAGTTCCTTTATATTTGCTGTCTCTTAATCTACCAATAATTTGAGGTAGAGTAGTTAACACATCGTATTTAGTAAAGTCTTTAGTTCCATCTGTGATTATATAAGTTACTCCATTCTCATCGTAGATATCTGAACCTTCAAATAAAGTAGCAGTACAGAAAGTAACCTTCTTAAGTGGGTCAGTAGTAAACTCTATTCCATATTTCTTTCCTAAGTTCTTATGTATTTTAATTAAATTCTTATCGTTATTTCCACAGATAATTTTGTATAAGTTTGGGTCATCATAACCAGCTTTCTTTAATTCTTTAATAATCTGGACAATAGAAGTTACTGAGTTAATAAAGAAATAAGGATTGCCTTCTAACTCATTGTTTAGAAACTTAATGATTAGGATTGCGATTCTTTTATTTAAATCTTTGTCAAAGAAACTATATTCAATGTTTACTGGTTTGATATTTTCCCATTCAACTTTATATTTGGGAATATCTACTAATTCCGGTAATTGATACTTGTCTTTAACTGGAGTTGCTGTAGCAAAGCAATAAGTATTGTAGAGTGGGTAGTTCTCTAATACAGTCTCGATAGCATCGGTTCTAAAAGCTGCACTATCTATTAATTTATGAGCTTCATCTATTAGAATCTTGTATTCAGTTGGGTCTAATAACCTAGTTAATCTTCCTAACGAATCATAAGTAACTAAAATCTTTTTATATTCAACATCTGAGTTTAGATAATCTATTATTTGAGATTCTTTAATATCTCCATAAACTCCAAATGCAGTAGAATGAGAAGCTAACTTATTTCTAATCAAGCTGATATAAGGAACAGCTATTACATAGTTCTTTTTTGCAGTTAAAGCTAGATATGTATTTCCACATCCAGTCAATACTTTATTTAGAAAAGCGTTGTCTGGTAAATCTTCTAAGAACTCAGATAGATATCGAGTATTGTTAGGAGCCTTGATTATTGTTTCCATCATGTAGTTTTTTCTCGGTTGTTTTTATCACTAATGTAATTATAGCAGTTTATGTAAGAAAAAAACCTACATTGTATGTAAAAATGAATATCTTAATGTTTTCTTAAGGAATTGTGTAAGAAAATAAACTACAAATGTCTACTACTCTTTATGTTATTGTGTTATAGTAAAGTTAATGAGTTGAGTGAATTGTTAACTAAGAAGGAGAACTTAATCAATGAATAATATAGAAAATAATTACGGAATTATCAAAGAGGAAAAATCAGTGAATAATATGACAGTTGAAGATGCGTTAATCGTTATTGCTACTAATCGTCCTGAAAATGTAGCAGTGGTAAGCAAAATCTATCTAGCTAAGAATATATTAGAAGAATCAGATATTACTTGTAGTGTAGACAAATACACGTTGAAGATAAATTGTGAAGATGTTACTTATACAGTAGTTAAGAATGATAATAGTGGAGATTACTATTGTTCTTTAGATTGTGAGTTTGTTTATAAGAGAAGTGTTGAAGGTAGAATGTTACCTGTTGGAGTTAGAGATAAAAATATAGGTACAGTAGTTCTAATGTATATGGACTTTGATAAGAAGACTGAAGGTAATTATCAACCAGGTCTATTTTATCCAGAGTTCTATATTTATGTAGGAGAGAAAGAAAGGAAGAGTATTAACTATTCTACTTACAACTGGTTTTATCCACCTAATTATTATCAAGTAGAAGCCAAATCAATTGAGTTCTTAAAAGAGATTGTAGTTAATGGAGAAGGAAAGAATGAATATGTAATCGGTTTTACTGCTCCTACTTCTGATGATGAAGATAAAGTGTATCTCTATAAGACTAAAGTTCTTGAGTAATTAGTAGATAGATAAGTTGTAATAGCTCTCTTAACCGGGAGCTTTCTTAATTTAAAAGTGTCCAGTTTTGTTGCAGAAAAACTTTAGAATATTTAATTGCTAGTCCTTATCCTGTTGTGTTATTATTGAGTTAATTAGTTAAGAGGGAATAGATTATGTTGGATAGAAGTTTCTTTATATATAAGAGAAATGCTTTTACTAATCAAATGGTTCCAGTTGGAAAAGGTAAAGAGTTAGATGGTATTACTGAAATAAGTATCTTCTATCCTCAGAATAAGAGTTTTAATAGCTGTAGTTTTCTCAATCTATATACTCCAGAGTTTTATAAATATGAAGGAGATAGAGATGTAATTAACTATTCTGAGTATTACTACTTTGATGAAGATTACAAAGAGTTAACTCTTATTAAATATTTAGATGGATGGATTAGTCAGATAGAATTTGATAAATATGTTATTGGTTATATTTTAGGAACAGGTATTAATCCTTATAACGCTATGATTTGGCTTTATGACCAATTCTTAGATAAAGAGATGTTTGATAAGCAAAGTCAAGAAGCTAAGAATGCTGCATCTGTTAAAACTGTTTATGCTAATAAATTTGAGAAATTATATAAGGAGAGTTAAGTTATGTCTGAGAAAAAAGAAGTTCCGTTTATCAATCAATCTACTGGAGAGGTATTAGGTAAAGCGATAATCTTACCTCCTGATGATAAAGAAAGAGTTTATGCAAATATAGAGATTAGTCCTGATAAAGTAGAGATATTTAAAGCTCTAACTCAAGATAAACATAGAAACATTAGTGCAGGAATAGTAGTAGAGGAAGATAAATAAATGAATCACTATACTGATAAAGACATGACATCTGAAGAATTCTGTAACTTGTTGAAAGATAGGTTAGAAAGAGGAGAATCTATTGATGGTTATTCTTATAGTTCTTCTAACGGAGCTAAAGTAATGATACAGAATAGTAGAAATACTTTTAGTAAAGACTCTGATATCTGGATTGGGATTGTATTGATGATTATTGGTATTTTAATGTTGAGTTTCTTATGAATGACGAAGATAAGAAAAAACTATCTGTAGAAATTGATAATTTTGATGCCTCATGTAAAGAGAGAACTATACTGTATCCTCCATCAGCTAAATACGGTAATAGAGCAATTATGTATAAACAGATGGGTGTAACTCCTCCTGATGATGATAACTATTCAGAAAAATATAAGAAAGAGGTTACTGATAATATCTTAAAGGATATGGTAGAGAACTCTTTTAGTTATGTTGTTCATTATAAAGATGCTAAAAGTGAGTTTGGGAAAGATGAAGATGGTACTACTCATTTAAAGTTATGGGTTCCGGTTACGTTTAAGTCTTCTACTGGTGAAGTAGTTAAGAAGAAAGTTACAAAGACTAATTTTAGTATTATCAAATCACTAGGAGTTAAATAAATGAACGATATAAATGCTCAGTTGACTAAGATTGCTAATTTAATGCAAGAACAATCAGTTATAGGTTCTGAAATTTATAACTTAGTAAATAAATCAGAAGATGTGTATTTTGATAAAGTTGTATATTCAATTCCAACTCAGAAAAATCCTTTTATAGCTATTAGAGATAATAAGACAAAGGATTGGGTTACTACTGATGATTGTAGGTGGATATTTAAAAGACCTAGTGAGTCACCTGATAGATATATGATTCTAATGATTCCTGTTGGATTAATAAATTTAGAAACTAAAGCAGTAGTTTTATTTAATCTAGGTGACAACAAACATAAAGACAGTGAAGATATTACTAGAGTTGTTCCTTTCTTTTCTGGTTTTTATATTTACAAGAATGAGAAAGAAAATACTTATCCTCAGTTTGATATTAATTTAGGCATGAACGGTCATGTATGGAATTTATATAAAGAAGATTCTGCATTTACTTATGAGAAAGTAGCTCCTAGTAATTCTGGTCAGTTAAAAGAAATTGAGATTGAAAGTAGTCCACATAATGAGAAGAAAGTTATTGGTTACTATCCTTATAGAGTAGGTGAGATTGAACCTTTTGAGTTCTATCAAGCTTATTAGTAGTTAGTAGATGAGAGGAGGTTAACTGCTTCCTCTTAGTTTTGTTTGTTAAAAATGAAGATAATTAGTACAGAAGACTTTAAGAGGAACCTAAAATGACTAAGCTAGTAATTGAGAAGTTAAATCGGGTTATGGATTTATTAGAGTTAGTTACTGATCAAAATAATCAAATACTTATTAATACTTCTACCTCTAGAAAAAGACTTAGACGTGAAGATATTATCTGTTTTGAAGTCTCTAAGGGATTATATAAGAGAAGTGTAGATACTGGTAAATACATCAAAGTAGCGTTTATAACTGGAGATGGTAGAGTAACGTTTCTAGCTAGAAATGAAGATGTAATAAATACTCCTAGTTATTATGAATCTCTTTGGTACTACTTAAATGAGGTAGGAGAACTTAGGTATTCTACTTTTGATATGGTTAATGTTAATCAGATTTATGTTGAGAGTAGTATTGAGGATGATAATTATTATGTTACTGGTTACATTGATGATAAAGGTCGAGCTATTTATTACGACCAATACTTATAGGAAAAGTTAGATGAATCCACAAGATGAAGACTATATCAAATCTCTTAACTGTTGGGAAGATAGATATGAGTAATAACTGAGAATATTCAAAAGCTCTCTGGGATGTTGTCTTTACAAATTAGTAATCTTCAAAATATCTATGAAGAAAAAGAACATCAACAAAATGTTAGACACATGACTTTAGAAGAAACAGAATATTAGTAGGATGTTAAATAGTTTTGAGCAAAGAATATCTATCATGTTGAGAGAATTCACTGAAGTTAATAGAGAGCTAGTTAATAGTTTGAAAGATAAGGAGATTAAGTAAATGAGCTATATACCTAATTACATCAATCTTAAAAGAGAAGATAAGAAGTTATATGTATCTACTCAAGTGTTATCTAATTTAGTAGTTGAGAGAGAAGTTAATGGTCATTTTAGTAGAGAAGAGTTAGTAGATATAGCTGTTGGTTAGATCGAAGCTTTGCTGAGAGCAATATGCAGAGTTATTAATTAACAAGTTGGAGAAATAGATATGAATGAAAAGTGGATACAAGAGCAATTAGACATTTTAAATAAAAGAGTAAGTAACTTAGAAGCTAACTCTTTAGAACTACCAAATAAAGTAAGAAAGTTAAATACTACCCGATGGGTTTATAAACAAAAAGCTAATTCAGAAGTGAAAGTGAAAGTGGGAGTAGTAGACCTTAAAGATAATGTGATTGAGTTATATCCTCCAAGAAATACTCTAAATAAAAACAGTAAATTAACAAACCTCTACTATAATTTCTTTATTGTTGGAACAGAGCAAGAAGTAGCTCCTTATTATACAATTATTGAACCTAGTAATCATATTGAAGAGATAGTAGTTAAGGAGTTTGGAACCGAAAGAGTATTAGGATATATAAATGATGAAGGCAAAACGATTTATTACGACCAATATTTATAGGAGAATAAGATGACAAACCTTATAAACTTAATAAAAGATAAGAAGGTAACTGAATTATATCAAAAGACTTCTACTAAGATGATTCCTACAATTAAGATAGGTAGAGGACAGATACTACTAAGTCCGGTTACTTATAATCTACCTTCTAAGTATTATGTTAGGAAGTCTAAGTATCCTAAACCTAAATATGTATTAGTAGACCAATACAGTAACTTGAAAGAATGGGTAAGTTATATTCTGAAACTAATGGGTATTGATATGAAAGATAACGAATATTCTTTTTTACAGAAATTAACTCCAGATGAGTTTAAAGATAAACTAAGACCTTTCATTGTTAACGGAAGAGAGATATTTGAAAGAGGTGAGTATGCGTTAGTAATGATTGATAGTAGAGATAGAGTTTATGCTTTACATTCAACTCTATTTGATGATGAAGAGTATTATCACGATTGGTGGGTAACAGTAGACGTATTGAGTTTTTATGAAGCTCATTATTCTGAGTTAGTAAGAAGACATGAAGATAAAAAATATATCTCTGCTATTAGAGTAAAGAATTTAAGTAATTGTTGGACATCTGTTCCTGTTCAGTTTGATTCTGAAGATTATGAAGGACGTTTAACTTATACTAAAACTTCTCATTATTTAGTTCTTACTAATAAGAAGACTAATGAAGTGATTAATTTAAAGACTGCTATTAGTACAGATAGACAATTAGCTATTGATTCAGCTTATCAGTGGTTTGAGGAAAGAGAGTTGGATATTACAGATTTGAGCAATTGGTTGGTAGAGGAGAATAAGTAATATGAAAGAACAATGGAATGGTAAGAGCTACGATGATACGATAATGTCTCCTGAAGCATTTGCTAGATTCTTGAGGAGAAGATTAGATGAAGGTTTATCTGTTGAGGGCTATAGCTATTCTTGTACTAATGGAAGCTTAGATAGAGATATTGATGAAAGGAGTTTTGAGGTTACTACTCCATTTAGCGATGACCTTGGAACAGAAGATAATTACTGCTATCCAAGAGAGTTAGGAGAAGTACATGATACATTTAATGTCGTAATTCAAGGTAGTGGAAACCCTATTACTCTTACTCGTCAAGTAATCAGAAGTAGTCAAGATGATGGTTCTTATCTTCAGTCAATGGTAGATGTTCTTAGTAAGTTAAGGAGTGATAAATAACATGAATTCTGATGAAGAACTTGAACTACTATTAGAAGTGTTGAGAGAACAACCTTTACCAACTAATTTAAATCAACAAAATATCTTAAGGTTAGATGATAAAACTTTAAAGGAGCTAACTAATATGGTAAGTGTTAATTTTAGTGTTGAAAAAAAACTAGATAGAATAATTGAGCTGTTAGAGAAGTTAGTACCTCAACCAGTAGTTCTTAATACTCCAATAACTGTTAAGAGTGAAGACGATAACAATGTTGGTATTGATATTAACAAGTCTTTATATGAGTTAGTTAATAAGGTAGAGAAAAGACAGAAATCAGTTGGGGTAGGTCAAGAAGAGTTTATTAAGAGATTGAATGAAATAGATTGGGATAAGTTAGTAAATTCTTTTGGTGTAGAAAAACTTCCAGATAATAGTTTAGCACAGCAAGTAAAAAGCAATTTGTTACCTAAAGTAGTAACTTATGAAAAATTTACTGCAAAAGCTAATAAAATAAATTGGAATTCTCTAAAGGTAGAAAAACCTACTATTAGATTGCTAGATGATAAAGGAAACGTGATTAACTTTGAATGTCAAATCAAAGAAGATGGTAGTATTACTTGTGTCAATAGAGATTCAGTTGTAGTAGATTGGTAAGTAGTTAAAGCCCTAGAATTGACGCTAGGAAATAAAGTGGCAATATAAAAAAGAAGCTCCCTAAGTTGATACTCGGGGAGTTTTATTATGTTTATTTAGTTACTCATCATCTTCGTCTAACTCTTGATGGTTATTTGACTCGCTATTATTATTACTACTACTCAACCTAGCCTGAACCTTTTGTTTTTCTTTGAGTAACATATCTAGTTGACTTTCTATTTCCTTACCTCCTTTTAATTTAGATATTGATTTAGCTTTGTCTTTGATTTTGATATCTTCTACTGCTACTTGTAATTGTTCTTCTCCTAAAATAGATTTTTTAAGGTTATGAACTTCTTTGATGATAGATACTATATCTTTGATATCTCTAGGATTAATCTTCTTTTCCGATTCGTCTCTTAATACTTCTGTATCTGAATAACCGTATTCGCTAATGATTGGTGTACTTAAATTTTTATTTGAGTCTTCTTCTACTAAATCCAAGTAAGGTTGTAGATACGCGTCAATAATTTGATTTATCTTTCCTAGTTGTTTCAAAGTATAGCTAGATGAGATTACTGATTCACCAAATATCTGAGTTACTTTATCTTCTGTAACTCTTCTTTTGAGTTCAATATCTAATCTGTTTTTGTCTTGTACCCATTTATCTTTGTGACATCTATCAGCAAGAGTGTTGAAAGGAATCCCGTGTTTCTCTGCTAATCGTTTAGTTGAGTAAGGTTTTCTAGTTTCGTTTCCATATTCATCAGTTACTAACTCTCCGATTATGTATTCTAGTCGGACAGCTTCCCAATCCCATTTTTTTTGATATGCCATCTTTATGTATTTTTATGTGTATTCTTTCTCTTAAGTTTAAATGATTTTTTAAGTAAATGAAAACTTTTGTGTTTTGTGGATTTTTGGATGATTTTAGTCTTTATGTGTTTGAGGAGTAAATAACTCACATTTATCAGCTTAACTTATCCTCTCATCTACACCTATTTGCCCTACTAATATCTGCTCCCCTCATAATCTACCCTTATCAATCCCCTCTCACCCATTACTACTCGCTATCCCCTATTGACTAATCTCCCGGCTGTGCATAATCCATTTTATCCTACATAACAAGAAGTTATTAGTTCTTTTACTTATATCACATTTAATTAACTCTCTTGACTTGTACCTTAATTTATGTTATTTAGTTTCTTTTCTACATAACTATTTAACTATGTACTGATATAGTATTTCTGAGTTAAGGTACTCATTACTATCTCCTAATCTCGTATGAGCTACTTGACGTTATTACTGCTTATTCATTGCTTCACTGGTACTTAGAAACCACATATACCTGTATCATCTCTCTTGTTAGGACATCTAACTCTCTCCTCCTCTCATATCCTTATATAGTGTCTGAAGTGTCTTACTCGATACATAAGTAACATAACTAATCTAGATGTACCCTCATCAGGAAGACTAATCGTTAACTACTTGACCTTATCTAGATATCATCTTATATTAGATACATGGAGCAAGAAACGAGCTGACACACGTTATTCATCTACTATCTCCTGTAATCCTCACACCATCGAGGGCATTAGATTCAGAGTATGTACTAAGCTCTACCGCTAGTACCGAGACTCACTCTCTTATACCTAGAGGTTAGCACAAGTACAGTATATCAGGTCTAACCTATGTTACTTACTAGCTCATCTCTACTAATAAGAGATAACTACCTTAACTAAAACTGCTAGTGTCTGTTGGATAGTTAGCACAATGGTTGAGATTAGTACCTTATTATCTACTTATCCCTTAGTAATGGGGATAACAGCACAACTAACCTAACTTGTTTCTGACTAACACTACTTAAGAGTTAATGTTCCAACATCTGCTAGATGAAGGGATATTAATCGAACAGAACCTTGAAAAATGAATAGTATACCGATGATAGTCAGGATATTAGAAGCCATCTCTCAATCTATAAAGGGTAGTGACGCTAATTAGTACAGGTAGTGACAGCTTGTGTTAGTTAGATAGAGATAACGTTAGAAGTGTCTCAAGGTTAAGTCTAAGGTACTAAGGGTGCAATTCCCTTTATCGGTTTTCCCGGTGGCTTTATTCCGGGTTATATCAAAGGAGACAACATAATGATTACTCAAACAAGTACCTCTATGCCCGTAATTGATTCTCTTTACCTACATCAGTTTGACAATCGCTATTCTATTTACTGTCATGACCCTAGTAACGGTCATTTACCAGTATCTATAGAAAAGATTGAACAGTTAGCCACAGAGTTAAAAGCTCAAGGTGCGGTAATAGTAAAGGTTACAAGTCCTTATGAATCTACAAGCTACACTTATCTAACCGCTGATAGTTTCGAGACTCTACAATCCCACATTAATAGAAGGTTGAAGGTTTCACAGTTTAGACAAGTAGAAAAGACATCTGACGGAACAATACACACTATTCACATCAACAGTCCATTATTCTCTAAAGGTTATCCTAAGCTGTTTATAAGCGAAAATAGCTGGATTGATTTAGAGCAACAATACGGGGAAATTGGATTCAAAGCAGTTGACTAAATACCCACATCTCAAAGATTTCAACAGTACACCTTTGATTACAGAGTTGCTTAACTTGTTTGATAAGGTTTAAGTTTATTCCACTACTTACTGCTATGGTTAGCTCTCAGAGGTTCGATCCCTCTAGTAAGTCTACCGGAATTGATTTGTAATTCAGCAAGTCATTTTCACCGGGTAATTAAGATGATGCGTAAGATTGAACAAGAAATGATTGAGGCTATAAAAGCAAGAAAAGATTACTCTAACGACAATACTCTAGTTTATTCTGGTAGTGGGTCGGGTTGCGTTCACGTTCACTTACATGGTCACAAAATAGCGATTCTCGATACTATAGACAACACTCTCACTCTTTCAGATTGTGGCTACCAAACAAAGACAACTAAATCAAGGCTAAATTGTTTACTCAATCATTTTAGTCTGCCTACTATCTACTGTAAAAAAGGTCAATGGTATATTGGGGAGGAAGAGTGGAGAGGTAATAAGATTCTTTCAATTATCACTGAAGAAGACAAGCTAAAAGAATCTCTCAAATATGCAGTAGTTCTCGGAGGTCAATCTCAACCACGACCTTATGATGCTGTCTTAGGTGGTAAGAAATAAGAATTCATTAGCTCACAGGTTCGTAAAAATACCCCTGATGTTAGGTGGAATTCCTAACTGAGCTTTCACCTAGAATGATTTGTACTAAAGCAAGTCTGTATTCACTAGGTTATTTGGTCAAATGTCTACTCAAATGTACAATCATCTACTTGGATTACCATCAAACCCAATTGGTAAACAGGTTAAGCAAGAAGTTAGAAATTACCCGTATGAGTTGGGAGATTGTCTGATTGTTAGTAATATCAGTTATCTCACAGACTGGGGAGTAAGTTACAGAGTTTACCGATTAGAAGTTTACCTAGATACTCAGAAAGTCTACCTTGATATAATCGTGGACAATCAATCTAAGTTTTTAGGATTAGGTGAAAGCTATTGTTTAGCTGGTAACTGGGATGTAAGCTTAAAGATTTGCGATTCTTTAGCAATACAACAGTACATGAAAGAAACGTTTTAATTAATCTATTTGCTCAGGTTAGAGGTAACTATTTTCCTTACGGAAGTATCTATCTAGGTTCGATTCCTAGCTGAGCTTTTACTTAGTTTATTCTAGGTAATCTGCTAATTACAAAGGAGTCCATCATGCAAGGTCTAACTGCTAAAACTGTTTACCATTTTTCAAGACCAACACTCTCAGAAATCAAAGCATTATCTACTGAGTTTAAAACTGACTCTAAAATTATTCTATCCGTAACAGTGGAAGAAGATTTGAGCAAATGGATAGAGGTAATTAAAATCAAGTTGTTTAACCGCGACATCAATAGAAAAAAGATTCTGTATATATTTCAAGAGGATTCGCACAGAGTTAAGCTAGATGTTTCTAGTGAGTATCAAGAAGGGAAAGGACAGAAACCAAGTAAGTATCCTAAAAGGTCTTACTCCTCTACTAATCTAGAGGAGTTGAAAGCTCAGATAAAAAGTGAGTTCGATAGATGGAGTTTTGATAAGTAATTCTCTTAACTCATTCTCATCACCTCTAAAAATTGGATACTAAGTAACATTAGTCTAGGTTCGATCCCTAGTAGAGGTCTAGTTACTCAACAACGGGTAACGTTTATCTCACAAGTTTGATTTAACATCAAAGGAGACAACATGACTACTCAAACAGTAACAGCACAAGAACTAATGTCCGAAAGTCCGTATACAGTTAAGGAAATACTCGACTTAATCCTAGCTGACACCATATCTACATTAGTAGAATCAGATGAAGGTTACTCGCACTTATGTCCTTTACTCATCCAACCAGGCGAGGATATAGTTGAGAACTACAAAACTGCTAAGGAAGATTTAGACTTATCTGCTGAATACCAAGCTTTACATCCCTTAGTTGAGAACATAATTAACAACATCGGCGCTGACTTATTTGTCGATATGTTAGACACTGATGAAGACAAAGCCTATTCTGAAGTGTTGAGATGTTTTGAACACGGGGTTAGCTTCTGGGATGATTATGATTACAAAGACTTTGGGTTTTCTGAGATGCCTCGATTGAAAACTACTCTAGAGCAACCTTATGACATAGCAACTCAAATTTTAGACAAGATTGCAGAAGCTCATCCCGAGTTAGTAGAAGATGATGAGGAAGAAGAGACAGAACCTGATAACGTCACTACTTACCAAATACCAACTTATCTACTCTCAAACAGAAGTGCGAGTTAGAAAATAATGAAAAATGAGAGTGATTGGTATCTTGGTTTAGCTGCCAGAAGTTTAAGGTTAGATATAAAAGCAGTTAAGTCCTATTGCAGAGAACATAACTATCTACCTACTGTTTTCTATGAGTTAGTTAAAAGTAGAAAGATAGTGGCTAAGAACAAAAAGATTCACGTCAATAGAAGGTAATCAACAAGTCTAGAGTTAATGCTAACAACTTCTCAGTTACTAGGTTGGATTCCTAGCTAGACTCTCCCAGGTAATCTACTCCTGGTAATGAGGTCAAAATGTTTTTAACTGAAGAACAAGCTGCAATCATCATAATAGACCGTTCTCAACTAACAAATATATCTCCTTCTGAATTAAAGTATCAGCTAGAGAGATTGAAAGACCCGGATAAAGGTAAGTATTGCTGTGTGATTTTAGATACTGGTGCTAGACTTCATTACAGTAAACCTAACAAAGCTTTTTACCTAAGTAGTAATCACTCTTTATTTTGCGATACGTTGTCTATTTACGACCATCTCGGGATATTAGAAGATTACTATTCCTGGTTTCTAAGAAATAGAAAGTCAGTAAGTAAGGAGATAGAACTAACAATGAGGAAGAGAGCTTATAAGCAATACAAGTTAAAGAGATTGCAATCAATAGCTTAATAGGCTAACTTTTACTTATCAACATCAATTACTGAGGAAAAACAAATGAATACATCCCAATTAATAAATGCTTACTATTTAGCCTATGAAAAAGGGTTAGTAAGTAGTGTCTGTTTAAACGGTTACAAATCTAGCAGTATTACTAGAGAGTCTCTACTTCAAATCTGTAAAAACTTTCCACAAGATTTGTTAGAGGGAGCTAAGACCATATCTAGAGCCGATGCTTTTACAAGATATGAGTCAGCAAGATTAAAAACTGTAAATTAGATTCAGTTAACTCTCACCACACCCTATAATTAGCTAGCTCTTATGAGTTATTAGGTGCAAGTCCTAAAGGGTGTCTTCCCATTTGTATACTTGGGATTTTTAACGACAATGACTCCTGAATCTAGCTCTAACTGTATTCATAGAGCTACTAATCAAGTGTTAAAGAAATTACTCGAAAGCATTGGTGTTATAGAGCTAGCTACTTCTGAACAAGAAACTTGGATTAGTCAAGAGTTAAGGAAAGGTGCAACTCTGATTAATTACGAACTAGAATTTGGGTTTTGTAGGTATCGAGAAAGATATCTATTTCAACCTCATGTAAAAGTTCCGTCACTGTTCTTAGCTGGAAAGTACAATTTAAGATTCTTTACTGGCTCAAGATTAGCTGTTGAAAGATACGAACAATTTCAAGAATGGTTAAAGACTTTGGAAGAAGATAAGGACTACGATTGTTTTCCTCCTTCTAATGGCAAGGTAATTACAAGAGCTAAAAATGAATAGACAGCTTTGGAAAGTATTGTTTAGTAATGCGAGAGCAGCAGTTAAAGCTAAAGGTACTAAACCTCAAAGAATCTACCCTTATGTAGGTTTATCTAATGTAGGAGTCTTTAGGTCAAGGGAGTACCAAGCATATTTAAACAAGTGTGCAAGATATGTGCTGTTATTTGTCGGAGGTGTTTGGTTAGACTCAGAAGACCAAGGATTTTAGTTTTAACACTTCTGTATAGTTCGTTGCTGTACAGAAGTATTTCTACCTTATATCGTCAAAACTAGGTAGAGGTTCACACAAAACAAAGGAGAATTCACATGGCTGTTATTGATTGCACAATCAAACTATCAGATGTCAAAACACTCACAGACTTAATTGCTCAAAAAATACTAAGTGACAAGGTAGTTCGTAACTATCTCTGTGAAGCTTGGGAATCATTTAGTATCAACTCAAAAAACCAAGTATTAGTTGAGTGGTCTATCAGAGATTACCTAAACGAGAATGGAGAGGAGTGTTGTGAGACAGGTTATATAAGGTTTTCGGAACTCTTAGATCAGTTGGAAGAAAAAGATTATATTCCTGTGTGTGAAAGACTGGTAAGAGATTGCGAGAGAATCTTTTATGATGTTCACCATGACCACTCTAGCGATGCTCTTCCTCTAAAACTTATGATGGCTAAAGTTAGGAGATTAGGTTTTGGGTTCAAGAAATAGTTTACTGACTACTAGGTAAATTCATAAAGCCTGCTACTAAGGTGTAATGCCTTAGATAGTCTTTGTCCATCTAACTAACTTAAGGAGACTTACCATGACTACTCAACTAACAACTGCTCAAATTAAAACTAAAGCACTTTGTTCATTAAATCTGCTAACTCTGATTGATTTATCTACTTATCCCGAACAAGTAGAATACGTCAAGTTTAACATTCTATTAAGTGATACTCCTACTTCTCCTATTGAAGTGGTGTATAAGGTAAGTAACGGTACTCCTGAGTTAGTAAATGATGTTAAGGCAAAAGTTCTTCAATCTATCTGCAAAGAGTTTGATTCTGCCTATGACTTCTCTATCTCTACTTCATCTGTCCTACATTTCTATCCTGCAAATAACACATGGGATATAGACAGACAAGTAATGGTAGTCAAACCACAAGTACCTAACATCTCTCAAGAAGTGCTAGAAATAGCAGAACAAGTAACAGAGGTCAGCACAACATCAGAAGATAAAGAGGGTAGCAGTACAGTAGTTCAGAAAGAAGTAGTAATCAATACTACTCAAACAGAATCTTTGCCTTTAGTAGAAGACATTAGTACAGGTTCTACTACTAAAGAAGATGATGTGGTGCTATCTGATGAAGTTATCGAACAAGTAGAGCAAGAAGCAGAAGTAGCTGGGGAAGTAAGGGATATATCTATCAATCCTCAAATGAGAGTGTTAGTTGCTTTAAGAGATACTGAAAACAAGCTAATCAAAAAGGAGATTGGATTAAAAGCAGATGACCTTCTACCCTTATTAAATGCTTGGTTGTTAGCTACTAATCAGAAGAAATCATTCATAGAGTCACTTAAGAAGAAGAAGCACAATAGTTTGGTCTTGTACCTTTATCCTGCTTTAGAGTGGTATCTACAAACAGGAAAGAGAGATAAAGAGGAGACATTTGAGAGTGTATTTCTCAATCATGTAAAGCCTATCTGTCAAAAGCTATCCGCACAACTAGGAAAGAAAGTCACGCCAACATCCCCTGAACTACTCGAACATCTCCAAATAATTGAGGAGCCAAAAGACTTTAAGTTCTACTCTAATGTCCGAAATAGCATTTTGAAAGGAGACAGATACAAAGATTCTGTCCGAGTAACCAAAGAAACTATCACTCAGTTAAGAAGTAGAGAGGATAAGAGCGAAAGAGTAGCTGAAATCCGCAATCAAACTAATGCAGTTATTCAGCGTTCAGGTAAAGAAGCTATTCCAGTGTTAGGCAGTTTATTTCACATCTCACCTATTAAGACCAAAGATGAGGAAGGCAACATCTATCTAACTCAGACTTTCCTTAAGAAGGTAGATAATACGTGGATACAAACACATCAGAATATTGCTTGGTTTACTGAGAATGTTCTGCTTTACTACCCAGATTTTGATGAGAAGAACAAAGAAGAAGTAACTCTGAGGGATAAGCACGGGATTAAGAAACCGATAGTAGCAGATGGAGTAGAAACATTCCCTGACTTGAGTATCCAAAAGATAATTCTTGAACAGTTAGAACCCTCTACTGGTAATCTTTGGGAAACTGAGAAAGGCTATCGGATTTTTGACAATACAGACCAACCAGTATCAAGAAAAGAGACAGAAGAAGTGTTCTTTGCAATTAAACAGGCAGAATTGCACAATCTATCTGTTGATTTATCTAAATACAAGCTAGATGACAAAGGTAACTTAAAAAGAGAAGAAAGGCTTGTTGAGTCTCCTATTACATTTGAGGGATTTACTCATCCTAATCTCGCCATCAAGTCTCCAAAAGCTCACATTCAGACAGAAAGAAAGATTCCCAAGCCTATTAAATTAGATGGTTCTAAGTCTGCTCCTGGTTCATTTGAGTTGAGAGCAGTAATAGGAAAAACTCCAATGTTACTAACTCTAGAACCTGATGGTACTAAATGGGACTTAATAGCACTACCTTTAAGAGTTCCACCATACCATCTATCGGTTTACTTAAGTGACAAGCTAAATAAGACAGATTTAGTAAGTCACATTAGGAAAGAAATAGAGTATTTGCAGAAACAGTTAGCTCTGATTGTGACTTCTATTAAGTTGGAGAATGATCAACTCACTTTACTTGAGAATCTACTTTCTTTAGTTCTTTCTAATTCATTACCATCAAGGCAAGAGGTGCTAGATTCTACTAAAATCATTGAATCTTACCTCAAAAAAGAAAAGATTCGAGAGAAATCTTCTTATTCCGACAACTATTATCGGTTGCACAAGCTCGGTTATGTCTCTTTAGTTCAGGAATTAGAAAGAAATCTACCTTCTTATCGTTTAACAGTGTTAGGTGATGAGAAAGATACTCGGGGGTCAGAGGTTCCAACAGCAATTCAATGGTTAAAAAGAGTTCCTGGCAATCTACAAAGAGTTTTTGGGGAGAAAGTACCTTCATATTCTGAGATTAAACAATATTTGATGGACAATTTTCCTTACAAACAAGCTCATTTAGTCATCCAAGACAAAGATGAGTGCATAATCTCTATCTACTATGATGGAAAACTTCAAACTAGACAGCAATTAGCTATCTTTAAACCTGTAAAAGATGACAAAATCAGTGGAAAAGTCGCTGTAAAGTTCAATTCCACAGTTATTTGGGTTGGAAACGGTGAGTTTGCGAATATTTTGAAGTGTTCGATAGCAGATTTTCATCTAATCCAAAACGCACAAGCTCAGATTGAGAGAATAACTCAAAAATTCATCAATAACAACGCTCAAAGGTTCATTGATAGTGAAAAAATAGCTACCAAGACACCTGCTCGCGATATCTTAGGTTTTGGTGAGAAAAGTCGAGGTTATGGAAGTATTGCTAAGACTTTCATGCAGTTTTGTACTCCGTTTTGTAAAGAAAGTGAGGTAGATAAAGGTAAATTCGTCAACTTGCATACTTTAGAGATTTATGACAAGCACGATGCCACTAAACTATTGGAGGTAATGACTAATAATTGGAAGAAATGGAATAAGGAAAAGGAGGATAAGATTGAGTTAGGCGGGGAATTAGTTAAAAAACACGACCCTGGTAGATTAATGATAGGGATTCATGGTTTAGTAACCCACAAACCTGAGATATCTACTATTGTTTGGGATTCTGTAATCAATCAGTTCTATCTACTAACGGAATTGCCTATAGGATTCCGATGTTCTAACGGTGTTTTATTAACTCCTTGGGATATCTTACCTAACAGAATCGAACTTTGGGCTTATCGGATTAAGATTCAGTTGATTGATATCTTGTATAAAGGTCAACAATCGAAACTTGAAACCGCTGAATATTACCTCAAATCAAAAGATGAAAATTTAGAGCTAAAAGGGAGGGAGCTGTTAGAAGAAGCTAGAAAAGGAAGCGTTAAATCCTGGTTAGCAATGTCACTAAATGACGACCCAACAACCGGACAGAAAGGTTTGTATTCCAAGTTAAATCTAGCTTATCCAGATTGGAAGAGTAATGTCAGTCAGGGTCTATTAGATCACTTATCTGCTTTACATGACGCATTAAATGCAGCAGAGCAAGTTATCTAGACCTATTTGTCAAGTAAACCCCAAATAACCAAGGAGAATCAAATGACCAAACCTTATCAAGAAATCAGCCTATACCATCCCGAACACGGCATTAAAACCAAGACTAAGCAGGAGTTTATCTATCTGTACAACTTGAGTTATCGCTGCATCGGTTTCTTGCAAGAAGGTAGGTTAAAAACCCACAGAGGTTGGATATTGGCTGAAAACAAAGATAGATATCCAGAGTTAATAAAAGCTTGCCGTGGCATTAATAGCCAAGATACTTATCACGGGGTTAGTATGACTTTAGAACATCCCGAACATGGTAAGCACACACTATTAGCTGCCGAATTTGTTAAACAATTTGGATTAGAGCAATCTACTTTGTCTAGCATGAGACAAGGAAAAATAAAGAAGCATAAAGGCTGGACAAGTCCAAAAGACATCTAGTTCTACTCGGCTAGGATATATCTGGTAAATTATCCTAGTCTTTCTCTTAAAACTGTTAAACCTTAACTAACAGAGATTAAGAGAATTACACATCTATTAACTTAAGGAGACTTATCATGGCTATTCAATTTCGTCAACGTTTATCTTTTGCTTCTGAATCAGTAGAATACACTCAGTTAGAACTTCTACCCGCTGCAACATCTATTAAGACAAAGAAAGGTAAGAATGGGGAAGAAGATACCCAAACAAAAGAGTTCAAGCCAGTTAAAGATGCAAAGGTTGAAATACTTTCTATCAACTTACAATCGAGTGAAAGAGGTCAGCAACTAATTTTCCGATACACAACGGGAAATGATATAACTCAAGATGTGGCATTTTTCACTCTTTCTAGTAATACTACTCTGCCAATAGAACAAAGAATTACTTGGGAAACAACACCCCTCTTTACTCAGACAAGGCAGCTAGTTTATAAACCGGTTAACTCCAATTTTCCAGGACTTGAGGCAATAAGTCTAGCATTAGTTGTTTCTGAGTGGTTGATGTCTCCTGCTTTTGCTAATCATTTAACTGTTCTATGTGACATGGGACATTACACTCCCGACCTAGTAAAGATGCTTATCTTATGTATCTCTTATCTAGAAGTTCGAGACGATCTTCGAGTTGAAGAAGATGGAAGATTCAGCAAGTCTATGAATGTCGATTTAGGTTTGGTTGTTGCTCGTTTTAAAGAACAGATGTCAGGGTTAATAGAAGATACTCCGAGATTATCTAAACACTTAGATGTCAGTCAGTTTACTCTAGCTCCTGCGACTGACTCAGAAGAAATTAAAGAAATAGAGCCAGACATTATTTCTGATGAACCCGAGGAAGAGACAAATATAACCTCAGAACCTCTTCCCGATACTTCTCTACCAATTGATACTACTGCTGTGGAATTAGAAACTAAACCAGAAGAACCTTCTATTCAACCAAAGAACAAAAAGAAATAAATCTCTTCTACTAACCGCTAATTGCACGAGCTAAAAGCTTTTGCTCATTGATTTTCTAGCCTCTGCCTTAATGAGAACTAATACTTCTCTAAAGGTGGAGGTTTTTTGGTGTTTGTACATTACAAGATTTTGGATTTTTATTATGTCTACTAATCAAGATTGTGTCAATGCCCGACTTATACGTTACGAATATGGCTCAATTGCCGATTACCAACTACCAGAAGATGTTTCACTAGAAAAACCGTACTATCTAGCTTTAGTTTTTATAAAAGGTGGAAGAGAGATTAAGTCTATATTTCCGGCTTGTAACGGGATGATAGATTCTAGTTTTTTAGAGTTTATAAATAAGGTAGTAGGAAAAGTAGAAGAAACAGAAAGTAAACTCATCTACTATTTTACTGATGGCACAGATATATGGTTTGGTAATTAGCTGAGGAGAAAACATGAGACAGCCAATTTACAAGATAGATTTACCAGGAAATTATCGAGAATACTCAGATTATCAGGAAGCTCTAGCAGCAGCAACACATCTACTAAGCATGAAAGAAAGCGTTAGAAAGTTTGGATTTTCTCGACCAGAACAGTTGATTAAAGGTATTTAGTTAGTTTTTAGGAGGCAATATGGAGATTGAGTATACGTTAGATTTTTTGAGAAATTACACTCTTAGTTTTTACACTAGAAAGCAATTTTTCGATGGTCAAGAACCTCAACGGATTACTGAACAGTTTACTAATTTCGCAGCTTGTGTCTTGAGAGCTAGAGAATTAATGTTAGGAAAACAAAGAAGGTTAGTAGGTTTAGGACTTCCAGATTTTAACTGTTTGATATCCTGGGAAGATAGCGACCAAAAGCAGAATAGCTTAAGATGTGATTTTTCCCTCTGGGGCTTTAATTTTAAAAGCTGTCTTGCAGGGAAAGAGGAAGAAGAACATATCTGGAAACTTAACGATATTTGGGAAGGTAGATACTAATGTCAATCAAGAAGAAAAATTAGATTGGACAGAAGCTTTCAACTGGTTAAAATCTAATTCCGTAGGAACGGAGCTAACCGCTTCTACAACAGAAGAAAAACCAAAGATTGTAGATGAGTTTTTTAACTATATCTGCAAATAGTTAGTTTCTGTCTCCTTAGTAACTAAAGTTCTGAGGAGGTTTCATTTATTTGTTCGTTTTTTAGGAGGAAAAAGAGAATGACTGCTAATTCACAACTAAAAATTACTTTTGAAGATGGACATACGTTTTATCTACCACTTTCTAAAGTAGATGAGGAAAGCGAAAGACAAGACTATTCACCAGGCTTTCACTACAGGTACTTTTACAGAATAACGGATGCAGAGAATCTTGAATTTCTGAGATTTCTAGACTATCTAAAAATAGATAAGAATTCATTTAGTGGTTTTTATAAGAAGAAACCTACTATAACTGTGTTAAGTAATGAGATTTACAGTAGTTATTACCTATCTACATCCTCAAGTAAAGAATTCTTTCCTAAAGAGTTTCAGTATTTTCCGTCCAATTTGTATATCTAGGAGTTCAAAATGAGTTGTATAGATGTTTATGTTAGCAATCAAAGATTTTGTCCAAAAGTGATTGATTGTGATTGGACGGATATGAAGGACACTTATGTCTTAGATGCAACCGAATATGGTACAAGAGCTTTAGCTAGATACTTAAACGTTTTAGGTAGAAATACTTTTGAATGGCAAACAAACCCTCCTTATGTAGAGATAGCGGTAGAAAGGTCAATAGGAAAAGGGAGACCGGGTAACGTAGATACAGTTATTTTTCGAGTAGGAAATTTTGAATCAAAAGCAATAAGATTGGAACCTTAGAAAGCATGAGAGTTAAAGAAATTAGTTGGGTTAACAAAGCTACTCAGAGGAGAAAATAATGATTAAGTATATTGTCAAATTTGGTTCTTACTATAAAGAAGTATTAACTCGTGGAATGGCTGAGATACTAGCAGATGAACTAATCTCTCAAAATTATCAAGGTTGTAGGGATAAAGGCAAAACTGCTCAAGATTTAATAAGTGTAGAGGGGAGAAAAGAATGAGTAACTTAGATAATAAATAAGAGAACCTGAAAATTTAGCTAAGATTCAAGAAACACTAGAAAAGTGTGATAGCTGGTTTGAAGATACTTGCTTATTGTGGGCTAAATCTCTTAAAGAACTAGGCTATCTCTTTCTTACTAGAGATATAAGGGGACAAACTTGGTATTTTGCGGTACATCCTAGTTACAAGACAGATTTTAAGCAGAACAACACTCATATAATTCCTGATTGGGCTATTAGGTCAATTCCTTATGAGGTTTATATCAAGTAATTTACTGCTCATGACTTGTGGGAGCGTAATAAGGACGGATAACAAAACAATTACTTAGGAGACTACATAATGACTACCGAACAATACCCAGTAAATCCAAAAGGTGTTTTAGCTTTTTTAGAAACTCTATCACCGTCTACTAACGAATATTTTCATAGAATGCTCAAGACCCCTTCTGCTTGTGACCTTCTCCGTAATAGTTTCTTTATTGAAGTGGAGAAAGAGTTTATGTCAAAGTGCTTAGAGGATTACACCTCAGTAGCAGATTTGTACCATGAAGTTGAAGCTAAATCAAAAGAAAAAGAAGCTAAGCAAGGTTGGTTTAAGAAACACGTTGTATCCCCTTTACTTACTCCTTTCTTAGGTAAGATACTTGAAATAGATATGAAAGGAATGCGTAAGAAACAAAGAGGTGAGCTTGGAGACGCGATGTTTCTACTAAGTGTCTATCTTCATCTGTAATTAGAAATTTAAATAGAGAAGAGGTGACTAATTCTCTAACTACAACAAAGTAAAATTATGAACACACAGGAACTAGCTGAACTCAAGTTTCTTCAATTCAGGCTAGAAGAAGCTAAACATAATTATCTCCAGTTTCTACTATCTAAGAATTATAAAATAAGAATTTATGATTCTTATGAAGATTCTTTAGTAACTGCTATCCATAGAGACTATCTAGAAGAAGAAAAAGGAAGCAACTATCGAGATTGGGTAAAAGATGGTAGTCCTGATTGGGCAGAGATTATTCTTTTTAAGTTACAACCTTTGTTAGAAAGTTACAAACCTTACGAATCCGAAGAGGAAATAAATAGTGAATTGGCAAACTAAACAAGTTAAAGATTGGTTAGAAGAGTCTATCTATTTTGATAGGTACGGTATTGATGTAAATAAATTAACAGTTCTTGAGTTAGAAAAAGAAGTAAAACAATTGTTAGTTACTAGAGGTAGAGTTGTGCAAACAGCAGCTATGGATTACTTAAAAAATCAAGCTGTAAAACAGTTACTAAAAGAAGTAGAGTGGGAAGAAGTAGTGAAAGCTTTGCAAAAGGAGGATAAAACTTAATGCCTGCTTACTCCACATCTACTAATCCTAAGTATTTTGAAATTCCTCAAGAGGTGATTAATTACTTAAGACTGGTTCCGGTTAGACACTCTAATGTAGCTAAATGGAAAACTTACAAAGACTTTGGAGGATTAAGAAAGGGAGAACCAATTGTAGTTCCTCAATGTATTTCTGGTGACTACGCAGAGATTAACTTCTCTATTGCTGGTAACTCTGCTTTAATTGGAGGACATACTTGGATTAATATCTATCAATCTATTCCGGATGTTTGGACTGATGCTTATTGGGATGGATGGCTAAGTAACGGTAAAATAGATTCACCTAAAGCTATTCAAGAAGCAGTTAATAGGATTAAGAGTGTTAGATGGTGGGAGACTTAAATGATTTTAAAAAAGTGGAAAGAGTTAAATAATAGGGAGAGAACAATGTCAGAAGATTATAATGTAGTGGACTTTGAAACAATTTCGTTACCTAAAGAGCTTTACAATAAACTAAGTAAGATAGCAGAAAAGATTAAAAAGATAAGATTCCAAGTTGGTAAGAAAGGAGAATGGTATTTTAAAGTAACAGCTCTTAAAGAAGAAGACCAAGATAACGATTTTACAGGTACATTTGAGGGTATTTGCGCTGAAGAAGCTCTACTAAGAGTTGCTAAAGACGGTTACGGAATAGAAGCAGATGAGATTGAGTTCGTTAATTAAAAACTAAAAGGTGCATCTAATGGCTAGATTTGAGGCTGGATTGTGGAGAACTGCTGCTGGAGATTGTTGGTGTGTCTGGGCTAAAGATGATAATGATATAGAAGCTAAAAACCATCCTTTTGCTAGACAGAAATGGTTTGATGGAACTTTAAGTTGGGAACAGTTTATTTGGCAAGCTAAAAGATTTGGAGTAGATTCTACTGAAATTGAAAGATACGGTAGTTAAACACAATTAGAGGCACTTTACTCTTAAGAATACGAAAAGATACTTGTTTCTAGTCTAAAGTGTCTTAAACGAGCAAATAGAGGCATCTGAGAGGACATTATGGTAGAAGTAGAACAAACAAGGTCACATTATCTATTTGATTTCTTAGAGAAGCAGTTTTCAGATACTTATTATCAAGACTTTGAAGGTTACGCAGAAGTAGGATGTGGAGACAAACAAGCTTATAACAGTAAAGAGGATAAATACTGTAATGGATATTTTAGTTCTATTTATTGGTCAAAAGCTACTGGCTGGAGTCAAGTATTGTATTACTCTAAAAATCCACAATCAGAAATAGAAATAAGGAGAATTGATTTCTATCCTTATGTTATTGATGCAATTCAAGATATAAGCATTTTTCCAGAACATTGTTGGGTTTCTTATTTTCCTCAGTAGTTAACTAATAGGAGATGTAAAATGTCTAAACTAATTCTTTGTCTCGGTCAAGAAACTTTCACTTTAGAAGTCAAGCAAATAGAAAAGAATGAAGAAGGTCAGTGAAGGTATTGGAATTACTATTTGGATATTAAATCTCCTGAAACAGTGAGGTTAGTTAGATACTTAGGTTATTGCAGATTTGAACCTGTTTATTTTAGTCAAGTTTCAATCAATAAAACTGAAGAAGATACAAGAGGATTCTTTGGTAGAGAAAAGACACTTACTAACTATGAGTTTAGAACTTTAGGTATTGAAGAAAGGTTCCACCCAAAAGCTATGTATTTAGATGAGTAATTTTGTCTTAGTTTTATACATTAGGAGAATAACCAAATGTCAGTAGTAATCCATTCCGAGTTAGAAAATCTATACTCTACTAATCCTTATGCTATTTCTATTTATCAAGAGATTTTTAACACTTTTCCTAGTAGATTAGTGGTTTCAGATGTTACTAAAGGTTTCTTTAAAAAAGTTCAAAATATTCTGAATTTAGAAGTTTTATCTGAAGACTACGGGTATAATCCTAAAAATCTAAAAGATATACGGAAAGTTATTTATGTAGACTCGGCTAACGAAATATTAGTAATCGAGCTAGCTAAATTAGAGGAACGGACGTATGTATTCCACTACTCTAATTCTACTATTAAGCTTTTAATAGACGACTGTCTTAAACTATCTAAAAAATACAAGGTTAGATATCCGAAAGAAGAGTACACTCCTACTATTGAGCTAGTTATTTCTACTCATAGCGGGTTAGATACTATTGTGAGAGATTTTAACTTTACTGCTTTGACTAGAGACGAGCTATCTATTTTCTATGGAAAAAACTTTTTAGATATTTATGATAGACTTTTAGAATTTTTAGACATTCACAGAAAGTTAGTTTTATTACACGGTCAACCTGGAACTGGGAAAAGTACATTGATTAAGCAGCTTATTACTGAGAAAGATGACAATTTGCTTTATTTTAGTCCAGAAAATATTAGTTTACTTGGAACTCCTCAGTTTACTAAATTTTTACTAGAACATACTGATAAAGTGATAGTAGCAGAAGATTGTGAAACTATTTTAGTAAATAGTGATATTAGGTCTAGTGCTACATCTAACTTGTTGAATTTAACAGACGGCATACTTGCTGAAATCTATAACTGCGGGTTACTAGCTACTTTTAACACGAATATTTCTAATCTAGATCCTGCCTTAGTTAGACCTGGAAGACTATTTTTAGATTATGAATTAAAAGCTCTAACAATAGAAGAGAGTAATATTTTCTTAGAATACAAGAATTCTACTAAGAGAGTAGATAGAGAAATGACTTTAGCTGAGTTGTTTAGTATCCTTTAAGGTCTAAAAGTGTTATGAAATTTGAAAAACTGATTAGATGGAAACGAAATTCTTCAGGAAATCTATTCTTAGAAGTTTTGCAGATGTTACCTAACTCGGATAAAGCCAGTTGGGTTAGTTACACTCAAGCAACTCATACTAGACCTGATTATCAAATGCCCGGAATAAAAATGAGTAAAGGGTTTGCTACTGCTCAAAGATATTTAAGTCTAGGCTATAAGTACGTAAAATTTGAGGAAGATTATGGAAGTTAAGAAAACTGAAAAAGTTGTTGAGACTAGAGAATTTGATAAGGTTGTAGAGTCATATACTGAATGTGACAGATGCAAAGGGGAAATTAAAGTATGTGGTTATGATGTTTTTGAATGTAATTTCCTTTATAAAGAAGGTGTTAATTATCCAGAAGGTGGAGATTGGGATGAAACTACTATGGACTTATGTGAGAAGTGTGGAAAAGATTTAATAGAAACCTTAGAGAATTTAGGCTACAGACTTAATGTTAAAAACGTAAATTGGTAACTAAATTAGGAGTAAATACATGACTTACATTGAATTACTAACTGAGTTTGTAGAAGGAACAGTTACAGTTGACCAATTTCAAGAATCGTTTCTTACTAAGTTCAAGCAAGAAGAGTCTTTTGCATTTGATGAAGAGTTTAAGATACTAGATAAGTTCTTTGGGGATGTAGATTCTTACTGTGATGAAGATAGCGAATTATTTGACCCTGATTTCGATTTAACTGAAAAACAGTTAAGGTCATCTGCTCAAGAAACACTTACTTTACTAAAGGCACTTTAACTATGACTAACCTACTAGACTTATTCAAAAATATTGACTCTACTGAAGATGCTGACCTGAAGCATACTTTAGAGATAATGTTTGCTAAATCTGCTGCTCAAAGACCGGAAGATGCTAACTATTACTATGAAAATCAAGATAAAGTAGTTCTTCAAGGTTGTGCAATTAAGTCTCTTGAACCTCTAAGGTATCTAACTAATGTGAAGATATTAGTATTAGACCAAAATGATATTAGTGATATAAGTCCTCTCTTCGATTTACCTAACCTACAACACCTCAACTTGATAGGTAATGAGATTAGTTCAGTAGATGGGATAGAGAAGTTACAGTCATTACAGGAACTCTACTTAGGACTTAACTTACTAAGGGATGTTACTCCTCTGAGTACCGTAACTAATTTACGGATGTTAGGACTTAGAGGTAATGTACGTATATCGGATGTTAGTTCCTTAACTAAGCTAACTAATTTAGTATCACTTAAGTTATCAGGTACTTCTGTTAGTGATAAAGATAAGGATATTTTAGTTGGTGCATTGCCGGGTTGTAAGGTTATACGCTAATTATTTCTATTAGGGAGGATACTAACCTAGTTTGTTCTATTCATTAGCCACTTAAGGAGTTCATCATGAAACCTAAATACTCAGCAAGCATAACTCGTTTAATCCCAAGTTGTATTGACCTTGACTTTTCTCGACCTTTAGCGCTCGAAACTCGAAAAAAGCTTAAAGATTTAGGACATTATGAAGGAGTACGAGTTTATAATCAGCCTACCGGAGAAGGTATTTATTTTTTACTAGAACCTGTTTGGGATAGTAATACAGTTGTAGAGGAAATAGTATCTATCTTAATCTCAGAAGGATTTGACAAAGATAGTATTCTAGTCAAGTAATAAGTTTGATAGTAGGGGGTGACTAACTACTTTACTGAAACTACAATTATCTAGTTCTACTTGTATTCAGAGAAATGACAGACAAAGAAATTACTTTTGAACAGTATTTAATATTAAATCCAAATGCTGAGGAAAGTTAAATGAATCAAGATATTTTATATATTACTTTTCTCTTAGGAATTAAAGAGAAAGAATTTCAGTTACCTTTAAAGTCGAGTAGTAAGTTAGAAGCAGCAGGAAAAACTACAGGAAGTAGATATGAATTAGATGTTTCTTCTAAGTATTTTCTTGAGTTCTACCAATATGTTAGAGATAAGTATGGAGTTCTATCAAGTAATCAAGAAATAGTAATAGCGAAAAAAGCTTTAAATCCAGATAAAGCAGTAATAGAGCAAAAGAAGGAAGCTGATCATCAACCTTGGAAACATCTACTAACAGTTCACGATGATTTACGAATGGAAAAGATTCTGTTTTATCCAGATACTTGTGAATTAGAAAACGAAGAGAAAGATGCTGAGTATTTAAATGATATTAAAAGAGCTGAGATGATAAGTTCTCTTGTAACTACTTTACCTGAAGAGTATAGAGATACAGATATTAAGGAGTGAAATATGAGTTTCTTTACTAGATTCTTTAAGATTAATAAAGTAGAAGCTCCTGATAAAAATGTTCTAGATAGATTTGAAAAGTTAGAAGATGAGAAAGATTGTTATATCTACAATGGTTTTGTTATTAAGCTATCTCTTTTAAGAGAACATACCTATCCGGAACAAGAAATTATTTGGATATATGACTTATATGAGGCTGAATATGAGGGTGATAAAGTCAGCAAAGGAACTCACCTCCAGCTTCAGTTAGTAAAAGGAGGTAAAGAAGAAGCTATGGTTCGGGCTTGTGAACGAGTAGAAGAGACTATCTTAAATGAAGCAGGAATAAAGATAATTAAGGAGTAATTATGGAAGTTATCGGATTAGTAGGACATATTGAAAGCGGAAAGAATCATATTGCAAGTCTACTAGAAAAGCAATATGGTTATAAATGTTTGATGATGGCTGGGTTAGCTAAATCAATAATATCTCAAACTGAAGGAGTCTCTTTAGAACAGTTAGAAGATAGAAGGTATAAAGAAGAGTTCCGTCCTAAAGTCAAAGCTGCTGCTGAATCTCTAAAAGAAGCATTAGGGCAAACTGTTCATTGTAAGTATGTAGATAATCTAATTAATCAACTTTGTTTTACTGAAAGGAAATACTCAAAGATTGTCATATCAGATATTAGATGGCCGTATGAGTATCTATTTTTTAGAGAACGCTTTAGATTAATAAAAACTCCAATTGACTTCAAAATTCTAAAAGTAGAAAGTGATTTAGTAGATAAGGCAGTGTTAAGTAAAGAAGATAGCGAATCGTATATTGATACTTACTTCTCCCAAAATAATGATGGAGTAATCTTTAATGGGGAAGAACAGAGATATGACAGAGATAATTTAGACTTGATAGGTCAGTTAGTTAAATTTATAAATTAAGTCTCGTTAATAATTAAGAGAGAAGGTGACTAACTCTCCTCACTAAGCACGAAAGAGGAAACAATGTCAGATATAAAAAAACCAACAGGTATTATTTACAGAGCATATAATACTATTTCAGGCAAGTCGTATGTAGGGAAAACTGTAAGAGGACTGAGTATTAGAAAAAAAGAACACCTTAAAAGAGCTGAAACACAACTTCACCATAAATTTGCTAATGCTTTAAGAAGATATCCGGAGTCTAGTTGGCAGTGGACGGTACTTCTAGAAGTAGAAATAGATAAATTAGACGCTTGTGAGCAACTCTTTATTCAGCATCTAGATACTCTAAATAATGGTTATAATACTTTTTTAAATAGGTATAGTGAGAATAAGGAGTATAAGCATCATTACAACCATAATGAGATTTACGAATTGTATCACTGTGAATATGGTGAAGTATCAGGTACTAGAAATGAGTTAAGACAAATAGACGAAAATCTAGTAGCTTCTCTTAGTTTGTTAGTTTCTGGTAAAAAAATAAGAAGCTATAAAGGGTGGGTTTTACTAGAAAATAAAGATATCTATGAAGCTATTCTTACTCGTTCTGATACAATAACTCTTACTCACAAAGAGCATGGGACATTAACATTGCAGCGACCCGAATTTGAAAAGCGTTTCGGTTTATCATCTGGCTCTTTAACTTTGTTAAAAAAAGGAATACTTAAAAGTAGTAAGGGTTGGACGCTACCCGAGAATAAAGAAAGTTATCAACAACCTATAGATATATTAACCCTGACTCATCCCGAATACGGAACACATACTTTAACTAGAAAAGAGTTTAAGAAACAATTTAACTTAGCTAGATGGGGACTTTCTAAACTAGCAAAAGGAAAAAGAAAGAGTTACGCTGGTTGGAAATTAGTAAAGGAAAAATAGATGCCCACTTTATCACACCAGTTGCAATCTAAAGTAGATACGTTAGAAGTAGGAGTTATAACACATCTACATAACTTATCTGTAACTAATACAGGTGAAGAATTATCTGCTAGGTCTATCTGGAATGACCCTAGAATCTATAAACCTATCTTCTCACTTAAAGAATTAGGAATAGAAAGAACACTTAAGTCAGTAGTTTTAGAAGTAAGAGACTCAATAGCTAGAATCTACTATATCCTTGACTCATCTTGTTTCTTCATTGACTTTGTGTGTGATTACCAGATATTAGAGTTAGTAAAAGAACTACCTACTGAAGTCATCCACTATTTAAGGATATTGTGCAGTAAGAAAGGTAGATTAGAGCTAATAGTAAGAGAAGATAACTTATATCTCTTATTTGAAGATACATTTCCTAGTAAGATGCCTGCTAAAGAAAGAAAAGAAAAAGAAGTAGATAAGTACGTTCTATCTGTACCATTAAGAGAAGTAGTAGGACTAGATAAGGCAGTTACAGAGTTTGTTAAGGAAGTAGTTGCGTTAGAGGATACAAATCCTATTAGTTACGAAGACTTTAATATTCCTATAGACTTTAGCAGCATTGCTATCAATAAAGAACCTATTGAGTATTGGATGTCAGTAGTTAGTACACCTAAAGGAGATTTTAAAATAATAGATACATCAGGTATTAACTCTACTTTAGTTATATGTCCTGTAGAAGTAAGTATGAGACAATCTAGTACCTTAACTAATAATCTTGAGGTAAGTACATTAGAGGAATTGACACCTGAATCTGAAGATATGAGTGAATATATTGAACTATTAAATGACATCATGGAGGAAGTAAGTGAGTAAGCTAGCTGAGTCATTATTGTTCATAGGAAAGCTAATAGATAGAGAAGATAGTCCTTATAGTAAGAATATAGATGAACCTACTCCATTAGAAGAGAAATGTAGGTTAGTAGAAGAGGTTAAAGAAAAATTTATAGCTGACCTATGTGAATGTGGTGTTAGTTTTATTACTTGTAATGTTGCTTGGGATATTGCAGAAAGAATAGAAGGAGCAGATGAAGGTCTTAATAAAGGCTTTTTACATACTGTCCTTAATTATATAGAGATATTAGAGAACTACTACTATGATATTCAAAACGAGTTTAATGCTAAGTTAAGAGATATTGTGGAAGGTAAAAAATATAACTTGTAAATGAAGTGCAATAAGTGTAAAGGGGACATCTACTTAACTAGAACTCTACTAACTATCAAAGGAAGTGACAAGTCTATAACCTTAAGAGTTCCTACTTATATCTGTAATAGATGTAAGAAGATGACTTTTAAGAAAGAGGTTATAGATAAGTTAGAAAAAATTAGATTAGCACTAACGCATCAGGTCTATCCTACTTAAGAGAAAGGAATGACTATAAGTAATCAACCTCAATGTTGTTATTTAGGACAGTACATTTATAAAGGATTTGAGTTAGAGATTTACAGAAATCAAGATGGTTTTTATAACGGTAAAGGTAAAGGAGGTTACTATTGCTATACGAACTCTCAACGAGATAATAAGTTAAAAAGAGCTTTCCAACTTTGGGTTAACTCTTTACCAGAGGAAGCTTTTACCGACAAAGATAGCTGGATTAAAAATTTTAAATATATGGACTACATGAAAACTGAGTTTGTAGATTAATCCCACTAAAAATCATGAAAACAGATAACACAATAACTTTAGACGAGATTAAGTTACCAAATGAGAAGAAGCTAGTTTGTAGAGAACCATTAGTTTTAACGATAGAAGAAGAGGGTGACTTACTTGTAGTTAAGAATCCAAAATTAGGAATTCACTGCTATGAGTATACAGAAGAGAAACTACTTAACGAAATTAGAGAGGATTTGCAAATTCTATGGGAAGAATACGCTTTAGGAAGAATAGATAAGCTATCCCCAAGAGCTATTGAGTTAAAAGAACAATTACTTCTTTTCTTCACTGAAAAAGACTAGAAACTACTTACTCACTTACCAAAGGAAGAGAATAATGACGGAATCTACTAAAAGAGTTTATGAGTTAGAAGTAGGAGATGTTGTAATTTTTCCAGGTTCTAAAGGTGCCAGCACTATTTCTAGTATTGAACCAATACAGCCTACGGATTCTTATAAAATTACTTGTGAAGGATTAGAGGAAGAACTGTTTTATTTTTGTGATAAAGAAGTTACTTACTAGGCAATAACAAGGAGGAGAAAATCATGAAAAAACAGAAAGTAGATTGTTCAGTTCTATATCCATACTTTGATTCATTAGCTAATGATGAAGTTACTCTGAAGCATACTAATATACCTACTCATGTAAAACAGCAACTTAAGAACATTTATGAACTATTTGAAGGAGTTCTTGACCTTACATTAGAAGAAGTGAAAACACTTTACTTTGAGAGGAAGATGAGTAAGTCAGATGAAAGAACAACACGTTTAGTAAATAGACAAGAGTTGAAAAGTAAGGTCTTTTATAATGGTTATGAATTAGACGTTACAACAAAACTGTTTATTCTTAAAGAGTTTTATGACTTAGGTAAAGACTCAGTTCCAGATAGCTCTAATACTTATTGTGGTAGCTGTGAAGAAATTGGTTTTAACGTTTATCTATCAACAAGTATTAGTAGCTTAGCTAGTAGATTTAAGGAAGCTGTAGATAAGCACAAACTTACTAAGTCTAATAAAACTAAAAGAGTAAATGAATTAGTTGTAGGTGATAAAATTATACTGCCTGATGTACCTGGAATACATACAGTTACACAGATTAAATTTATAGAGTACGGAATATTTCAACTAGATAACGGAACGGGTAATAGTATTTATCCAAGTAATGTAGAAGTTACTGTAGTAGAGTAGTTATGTTAAGCTGAAAACAAAACAGCAACATGGATAATAAACTACCTACAATTTACCTAGATGTGGGTTTTTCCCGATTAGGTTGGGCTATTAGTAAGGGGAGTAATC